TCAGGTATGTGAACTGGGGACCGGCCTGAGTCCCACCACTTATGTAACTCTCAAGGCTACATCTGCCAATGCGACGATGTTACAGCGGGTGATTTTTGACGTCCCCGAAGACTGGCCGCCTGCAACGGTGGTGGACACAGGGTATAGTCAGATTCAGGTGGGCGACATAGTTGGATGGGTTCCTGGCGACGGCACAGAGACCGTCACGCGCGTCGCCGTAGATGTCGTGGTAGATGGGTACATCATTCCGTTCGCAGGATTGACTGGCGCGGTCCCCAACGTGTGTATTCAAGACCACTTCTTTGCCCGTCTCGCAACGAATGTTGGCGGAGGTGAGTACACATTTACGGAGGTTATGCAGGACGGGGACCCGCGAGAGGGGACGGCCACAGAACTTAACGGGACGGACAACCTGCCGGTGGGTGAGGGCACCGAGTTCGACCCGGGCACGGTCGTCCGTATCTTTATGACATATAACGGCGTCTACTACTTCAGCGCCACGAACCCCTCTAGTGTCGTATTGACCGGCATGGAGGGGATATATGCCAACGAGACGGCGCCAGGGGAGTGGGAAATATCCGTTGAACTCTCGGGCGACCCCGTGTTCCCCGGTCTTGAGTTTGACGACGAAGGTGAGTTTGCCGCCCTCAAGGCCAAGGTAGACGCCACCCGCGGCTTAGCCATTGACGGTGATGGTATATATGTTCAGATAGACGACGGTGAAGACGGGCTTATGTTCGATGAGGGGTTCATCAAAGTTGTGGTAAAGGCGGATTCAGGTATCGACACAGACCTATCCGACGGTCTTGCGGTTCTGCCAAATGGCGACGCCGGTGTTGGGGTTGACGCCGATGGTGTGGCGGTGTTGGTCGAAGGCAGCGACATCTTATATGCAAAACCCGATGAGGAAGATGGGTGGATTACTTTTGACGCCACCGGCAAAGTGGCGCATGGCGACCCACAGACGATAAAGTTGGACACTACTACCTTATGAGCAACCCATGGCGATTCTGAATCCTGAACTGAACTTCCGGGTAGATGCTCGCGGCCATGTGTTGGCTGTACAGGTATGGGAGTATGCGGAGTTCGGCGGCTACGATTACTGGTGGTACGACCTGGACGGCAGCCTGTTGTCCTCCGGTCATTCGGTGCCGCGTCCTAACTGGGTTCTGGCGCTTCGGGTTGATGCGCGTGGCCATGTTGTTAACCTCCTTGTGAGAGAGGACGGTGTTTGGCCACCGTACTGGTACGACCTTGACGGCTACGTTGTAGGAAGTCACATTGGAATATTCCGTGGTCTATCGGCCGTTCGGATTGATGCCCGCGGGCACATTCTTGCTGTGGCGGTCGCGGGATATGAGTACATAGAATGGTTTGACCTGGATAGTCAACGGATAGACGAAGAGGTATCCGTAGGAGAGATGGGGCTAGGGCAATGAGTGGGCAATTCCTATTCCAACACACATTTGGGAGACCACAATTTCGTGTGGCACAGGAAACTCTTGTGCAGGCCGGATTGGTACAGACCGTTCCGGAATACTTATGTGCACAGGGAGATGTGGTGCAGGAGTTGGTCTTTCAGACGAAGTACATTAGGGCGTCGTTCTTACTAGGCCAGGAGGATGCTGTCCAGGTCAACGCATTTAGAGGAGAGATATATGATTAAGCATAAGTTCGTATCCGGCAAGTCTGATGGGGGTGATACCAGTGTCGTGCGCCCCAGTAACTGGAACGCGGACCACGATGTTTCCGGGTCCGACTTTCCTCAATCGGCTATAACGGACCTCGTGGCCGACTTGGCCCTCAAGGCGCCCTCTTCGGGTATCGCTCAGGCGGCGGTTACGGACCTGGTTAGCGCGCTTGCGGCACGCTCTCTTACAACACATCATCATGGGGAGTTGTATAGAGGGTTTCCAGCCGCCGGCCGAAACATTTGGGTGTGTTCCCCCGTCACTGGTACCCCGTTGACTACTGGAATCCCTGCCCTCGGAACTCTACAGGCCACTCCGTTAATCATATCAAGAGCATGCACGATTGACCGTATAGCGGTCAACGTGACCACCCTCGTGGCTGGCGGAAAGATAACCATAGGTCTCTATACCAACACAGCCAATGACATGTACCCGGATGCTAGACTGGCGTATGGTGAAGTACTTACGGATACGGCCGGGGTTAAGGAGGTTGTCGTAAGTCTGAACTTGGAACCGGGTCTGTATTGGCTGGTGTACGTGGGAAACACCGCCACTACATTGATAGTCAGGTCGTATGCTGTTGCATCTATGATTCCCGTACTATGGTTCGGGTCCACGCTCCCAGTAACTCCGCAACTTGGGTGGTCCCACGCAAGGGCGTACGATTCAACTCTCCCTGTGGCGTTCCCTACGGCGTCCCCGGCGTTGATAGTTGCCGTACCCATAGCGACAGTGTTCGCTAGGATGTCGGCATAAGTCAGACGGGTAAACTTTGGCAGAACTGAAAGACCTCGGCTTTCGTGAGACCGCCGGGGTCTTTTCTTCCCGCGGGCACGGGTACCGCGCGCGGGGACGGCTTGATAAATGATAGAGCGTCGGCCAACTTGATGCAGTCGGCGTAGGCGTCTGTATCCAGCATGATGGATACATGCTTGAATCTCTCTGCAAGTTCCGCGATTAGAACGGCCTGCCGCGGCGTAGCACTCTTGCCAAAAAGCGCCACACCAAATACGCCTTGCTTACTACCGTATAGAGTCAACTTCATAGCGTCCATCGGGCCTTCCGTAATCACCAGGTGCTCGCCCCCTGGATGCGCGAGGTTTGCTCCTAGAAGCGAGTCGCGAATGCCCCCAGAGCCTTCCGGATAGGTCAGGTAGCGTAACTGCGCATGCTTCGTGATTGCTCGACTCGTCCATCCTAGCAACTTGCAATAGTAAACTGGGATAATGATACGGCACTTATGTTCTCCGGTCATTGTGTAGCGGAGGTCAAATATCCGTACGAGGGTGGATAGTGCTTTGTCTTCGTTGAACCCGCGGCGTACGAGGTAGTGCCAGAAGCGCTTTCCGAACCCCTCATTGTCTATCATCCGAAAAGACTTCGGCATACGTATCTTGTGTGGCGGCTCTTGTTCCGGCGGCTTATCAAGAAGTCTCTCCTTAACACCGTCGAAGCCGTCGGGCACGCGCTCGCCGGATTCTCCTAAGAGGCGTCGAGCCTCGTCCCACGAGCACCCAGCCAACCGCATAATCAGGTGATGGGGTTTGCCTCCTCGGTGCGCGTAGTCCCTCCAGCATCGGAAGGCACCGGTTTGTGGGTTGATATTTAGATGGTGGCTTGGGTCGTCAGAACAGAACGGGCACTTGATAGCAACCTCTCCGGCTCTCACGTTGGGGCCAGAGGTTACAAACTCAATCCCGAGGTCACTTAGAATCGTCTCAATATCTACCCGGAGCAGCATTGTCCTTCCTTTCCAATAACCGCCCCCTTTGGCCCGATGTAGCCTTGTCAGCGCCACCAAGTCAAATGGGCATAACTAGCCCGGCTAACGCCTTGCAACCGGCAGACACTTCTTCATATCGGGACTGGGTTGACGGGGTTGGGTCAGAGCCCAGATTCGTTTTGTTGTCCTATCCCTGCCGGGGATTTCAGGCGCTCGTGTCCGCGCTCCCGGTTAAGAGCGCTGCCTTATGGACAAATCCACACGCTTCGCTTGTACCGGGGTCGTGTGCCCGGTGTCAGAGGTTAGCGGGAGTGCCGATTTTAGCCCGAGCCCGTCATTGCTCCCGGCTCCGTCGCCGCCAGTCGTCGACTAGTCGAGCGACCGCCTGCACCTCTCTTGTACGCGCGAGGGCTTGAAATCAGGCTCTATTTTGAGGACCGTTCCTGTATAACTGTGTGAGAGGAGACGGGTCATGAAAAAGCCGGAAGCCAAAATGAGCATTATAGTTCGCTACATATCGACAGTAGCCGACGTGATGCGCAATGTCTCAAAGCAATCAAGCAAGCCCACGACGTTTATTGGAATCCATGAGTTGGTGCTTGTAAATGGTAAGTTCATGCCGACTGGACCGTTTCCAAAAGGCCTCAGGCGCGGAAAGATGGGGGAGTGCTTCTACAATGCGTTTAGGTTGACGATGGACAACCCGCGTAGATTTGTATACGTTGAGGGGTACGCATGTGGGAAGATTCCGCTACCGCTGGAGCACGGTTGGGTATGGGACCGAAAACTTGGCAAAGTGCTCGACCCTACCTGGAATGAAAGTACTGAATACTACGGGATACCGTTTAAGTGGGACTTTGTTTGCAGGACGGTCGTAGACCGTAAGAGATATGGAGTTATCGACAACATGGAGCAGAACTTTCCACTTCTCCGACTTCCGGAACTAATCAAGAGCGTTGTCGAAACCCAGTTAGATATGCCGCGCGTGCGGCTGAGCAAGGTCAAGTCGCAGACTCAGGGGTGGGTTGATGTCATTCGGGGGATGAAGCCATAAGCCTGCCCATCGGCCCGCGCGTGCGGCTGAAAGAGCACCGGAATACTCATAGAAAAAAGTGCGTAAAATCTTCTTGACTCTCGCAGCGCCTATGATACTATTGACTGCAAGGAGAAATGCAATGGCCAAGAAACAGTGGTGGAACGTGCGGCGGCTCTCTGCCGGTAGGTGGGAAATAAAAGAGAGGGGTTCGTGCGGCCACGAAACCTTTGCATATCTCGATGATGAGCCTACGGATGCGGAAGTGGTTTCCATCTCGCGGGCTCTGAAAGAAGAGGACTGCGTGGATTGCGCGGCCCGCAGAATGGGAGGTATGTCGTCATGTCCACAAGGGTAAAGTTGGATAGCGGGAAGCGGGTCCAGAAGGTCAACGTCCGGCGGCTCTGGACTTTGCATGACCTCACAAGGGTTTTTCATCGGTCGATGCAAACGGTTCTGAATTGGAGGGCCAATGAGGGACTACCATGTATTGAGATACCTGGCAGTCTTCGTCCGGCCATTCGGTACGAACCGAAAGCGGTGCTCAAGTGGGCTTTGGAACACGACAAAGACATCTACCAAGTAAAGCGCGCGTGACGGCGCAAGCCGTCTTAGAGTGCTTGCCATATCTGCCTCCCGATGTGTTGGCAGACGTCGCCCTTCGTGCGGCCATGCTTTCCTCCGGCAACAAGGTTGACCCGGCCACACTTGAATATGGCGCAATATGTGAGTGCCTTCGGGCCGTCGGTGTGGTGTCGCCGCCTATCTCGGTTGCCAGGCGCAACCGGCGCTTTGGCCAGATAACCGCCGGTCTCGTCGCCTCCGCTGAGTACATCGAAAGACATTTCCCCGTATCGACGCGTCCGCAACGCGCGGCCGTGCTAAAGATGATGATAGAACTCTGCATACGTGACCTTCGTCGGGGTGGCATCCCCGTATCGGTGTTCACGGTCGGGACGGCTCTCCGAAACGTGGGCAGGGTGATTGACTTTGCTTTTCCTGGTTACGCCGACGCGGCGCTTCTGTGGATTCTACTGCGAGGGTAATATGGACCCGGCTATCTACGGATGTATATGCTACTACGCCGCCTCAATCTACCCCGTGTTTGAGCGGGTGGGTTACCGGCGCGCGGAGTTAGCGGCAAAAGCCGCCGAGAGCGCTTCGGTGGTCTATCCCCTCTTTATGCGAGACAAGAAGGGCCAATTCCCAGAAGTAGACATACCATGCTTTGGTAAGAAGTCAACCCCATTCGCGGCGGCGGTTATGGCCGCGTTCTTGGTATGGACCCAGCGCGCCGCGGGGTTTCCGTTGCCCACGAGTCCCATACTTCAAGCGGCCGATGATGGGTACAACTTGTGGAAAATGGAACACTGCGGCTGTACAGTGCGCCGTGTTAAGTTAAACGAGAAGATGCTTAAACGGGTTCAATTACTAGATAAGTGAGGTGGTAGAGTGGCCGGGCTAACTGCCGCTGTGCAAGAGGGGTTGGTAGGACTTCTGTGCTTTGACGAAAAGACCGGTGCGTTGCTCAAGTCGATTATCCCGGCGGAAAACTTTGATGTCTACTACCGGTCATTAGTCGATGCGGCCACGAAGTTCTGGGCGCAATTTGGCAAGCCCCCAGGAGAGCACACCCTTGACCTAATCGACGAGTTGGTTAGGAAGCGGCCCAAGGACAAGGACTTGCTCAAACGGCTTATGCGGAGCCTTTTTGAGTCGAGAGACCGGTTAAATGCAGAATACTTGATGGGCCAGGCGGCTAGATTCGTCCGGCTCCAACGTATGAAAGCGGGGATAACCGAAGCGGTCGACCTGATACAGGCCGACAAGTTGGACGACGCGGAAACCGTGCTTGCGGCCGCCATGCGCAAGTCCTATGACCTGTTTGACCCCGGAACATTTCTCACCGATGCCAAGAGGAGTTTGGCATTTCTACATGACCATGCAACATCGTTCCCTACCGGCATATCGGAACTGGACAACGTAGGGCTGGGGCCGGTTCGGAAGGAGTTGCACCTGTTCGTTGCAAGGCCGAAGCGGGGCAAGACGTGGTGGCTCGTCAACCTCGGGAAGCAAGCACTTGTGCACGGGTATAAGGTTCTCCATGTCACACTTGAGATGTCCGAGGCCAGGATTTCGCAACGGTACATGCAAGCACTTTTCAGCATAAGTAAGCGCAAGGCCCAACACAAGCGAATCGCGTTCGTCAAGGACTCCCTCGGCCGTCTTATTGACCTCAAGGAAAAGGCCGTGCCTAAGCGCCCGGGTCTAAACAGTCCGGGCATAGAGAGATATTTACGGGCGTCGCTTCAAGGATGGGAGCGCCGCCCTCCGTTGCTTATCAAGGAGTTTCCAACAGGGTCGCTCACGGTGAAGGAACTGGAGGGCTATCTTGATATGTTGGAAGCGTCCTCGGGGTTCATGCCCGACCTGTTGCTCCTGGACTACGCCGACCTAATGAACATTGACACCCGTAATTATCGGCACGAATTGCAACGGGTCTATAAGGACGTGCGCGGCCTCGCGCTCACGCGCAACATCGCGGTGGCCACAGCGTCGCAAGCGAACCGAGAGGGCGGCAAGGCCAAACTGATTACAGATATGCACGCGGCCGAAGCCGACGCCAAAGGCGCAATTGTAGATACCATGATAACCTACAATCGGACGCCTGAGGAAAAACGGTGCGCGTTGGCGCGCCTCTTTGTGGCGGCGGCTCGCAACGACGCCGACCAATTCCAGATATTGATAAGCCAGAATTACTCAATCGGCCAGTTCTTTTTCGATAGTACCAGAATGCTAGGTAGATACGGGGATATTCTCCCGACACTTGGCGGCGAAGACGAAGAAGAGGACGAGGTGGACGATTGATTTCCAAATATGCAGCCCGGGCATTTCTCGACAGACCTCTACGTGATACGAACAGGTTTCGCGAGAAGTCACATCAGTGGGTGGCCAGCATGTTGGCTACCATGCACCCGACCCCTCGATTCGAGACCGCACCTCGGCATCATCAGAACATATGTTTTTGGCTGTGCATCAAGCGCAAGGAGTTGGTGCTTTGGCTCGACATGGGGACCGGCAAGACCAAGATAATGCTCGACGTCTTTCGGCAGTTGCGGCGGCAGGGGGACGCCAAGCGGTGCCTGGTGCTTGTGCCCACGCTTTCAACCGTCGAGACATGGAGAGAGCAACGTAAGACGCACGCACCCGACCTGTCGTTTAGGACATGCACCGGCGATTTGACCAAGAAGGCTAAGACCCGATTGATAGAGCGCGGCAAGGCCCACATTGTGGTCTTGACATACCAAGGATGGTTGTCGCTCGTTTCCAAGACAGTCAAGAAAAAGAAGCGCCGCCGGTGGACTCTTGATAAGCCTCTCCTGCGGCGTCTAGCCAGCCAATTCGACATGGTTGTATATGACGAGGTGACGGCGCTTCAGAACAACCTATCCCTGGTTTTCCGCGCGTCGCGCGCGATGCGGAAGATAATCACTTATCGGTATGGCCTTACCGGCACGCCCTTCGGCCGTCACCCTCAAGACATATGGGCTCAATTCTACGCCGTCGACGGCGGCGCTGCCCTAGGAAAGACCCTCGGCCTGTTCCGAGCCGCGTTCTTTACCAGGAGCGACAACTATTGGGGCGGCTACATATACAATTTTCGGAAGAGGCAGACCCGTGACCTTCGGAGAATGGTTGCACACTCGTCGATACGATTTGGTAACGAGCATTGTCCGGACCTTCCGCCGCTTGTGCGGCTCCGTCGGCCTTTGCGATTCCACGCCGGCGCGCTTGACCACTACGCCGACCTACGGGAACAGTGGCGCGACGCTCGTGGACGCGTCGACGTATTGCAATCGGTTTTTCTCCGAGCCAGGCAACTGGCCAGCGGCTACATAACTGGGGTGGACGCTCTCGGCAACCGGCAGTATGCACGTTTGCGAAGTGTCAAGATGGATGATTTCTTGGAGTTTCTTTGGGAGGTTGGTCCCAAGGAAAAAGTCGTCGTCTTTCACGAATACATCTACACCGGCTCATGGCTCTCCGAAGTGCTTGGCAACCAGCGCATTGGTCACGAGCGCTTGTATTCCGGCACGCGCGACCGCGGGGCGGTGCTCACGCGGTTCAACACAGACCCGACGTGCCGGGTACTTCTTGTGAACAACACCAGCGGCGCACTCGGCCTGAATCTCCAGAAGGCCAGATATGGGTATTTCTTTGAGTCACCTGTGGACCCCAAAATACGCAGGCAGGCGGAGTGCCGATTGCACCGGCAAGGGCAGAAACGGCGTACATATCTGGTGGACCCGTACATTAGGAACAGTGTCGATGAGCGCATTGTTGAATATCTCCGGCAAGGCAAAGACCTTTTCGCCGCGCTGGTCGACGGCCGCGAAGTGCTCTAAGTCCCAAAAGCGCTCAAAAAGGCCAATGTATTTGGCCTTTGGAACCCAAGTCCTTTGTTTACAAGCACTTGGGTTAAGAAGATTTTGGCGGACTCTGCCGGATTCTTATTGACCGGCCGCTGGGCCTGGTGTATAATTAGGGCAGATTTGACAAGTGAAGACGCACCCCGGAAGCGCAGGGGCGGCATTGCTCCCGCAGGTCGGCCTGATACTCGCAGGATGCGGCGGCGGCAGAGTGCCGGCGGAGACATCTAGTAGTGAGCCCGTCATAGATACGGGACGCGAAAGACCTCCGACCCCGAGCACAAGACTTTCGGAAAGTAACCCGCCCCGTTGACCAACGAAATGAGGCGCGGGAACCCTAGAGCAATCTAGGGGTGTGCGTGTGTGATATGCACACATAGCGCGTCGCGTCCCATTAAACGGAGAGCGACGGCGGTTAGCCCGCCTTAGATGCGGGACGCCGACCCGTCGGCTCGTCTAGCCTCGCGCGTCCGGGACCCGGACCTACGAGCACCAAAGTCCTTGGTGCTCCGTGGCCCGTGCCTCATGCCGAGACACGTACAAGGAGAGTGAGATATGAATAAGAAAAAGATTCATCTGGCCTGCCCGCAGTGTGGTTCCAGGGCTTTCGGGGCGTATCGTCGAAGCGAGACAATCAAGGTGCAACACGGCCGCGCCGTCAAGGTCGGTGACATGGTTCTGTGGTGTGAAGGGTGTGCATGGGAAGGACCGCACGCCGACCTCGTCGCAGTCAAATACGCGTAGGTATGAACCTGAGGGCATCGGACTTACCGGTGCCCGACGGCCCGTGCCTCATGCCGAGACACGTACAAAGGAGTAGATACTATGAAAGCGTTATCAGAGCGCGCAGTGATGGTTCGGCTCTCCATAAGTTTCTGGGCGGGCCGCAAGTTGGACCGGCGGGTGACCGCACGCGTTACGGACTTGTGCGGAGCCGCCAGCGACGCAGGTAGATGGAACAAGTGGCTAGTCCCGAAGGCGTATCGGGAGGACATGGAGGCCGCGATGATTCACGCCCGCGAAGTCTTCTACCGGTTCACCCTGCCGTGGGACGACGCGGGGACGCGCATCATGCCCATTGCCCATTTCGATAAGTTCTCGGCGGGCATGCGCAAGTACCACGACGCCTTCGACAAGGCCGTGGTTGAGTTCGTCCGGGCGTACCCGCAAGTTCTCACCGACGCCGAGAATCGGATGGGTGAGACATTCGACATCAACGACTATCCGGCCGTGGAAACCGTCAAGGCGAAATACGCGTTCAATGTTGATATTCACCCGGTCCCCGACTCGCGGGACTTCCGCATCGACATCGACAAGGACCGGCTCTCGGAACTCGGCCAGCGCATCGACTCGCAAGTCCAGGAGAGAGTCGCCGCGGCCACCAAGGACTTGTGGATACGGCTCCATGAGTGCCTGAGCAAAATCGTCGACCGACTGTCCGGAGGTAAGAAGATATTTCGGAACTCACTCATCGGCAACCTTCGGGAACTGGTCGCCATTCTGCCCGCGTTGAATCTCGCGGGCGACAAGGGACTTGCGGAGATGGTGACGCGTCTCAATGACGGCCTCGCGAAGTTCGACCCCGAAGTCCTGCGGAACAGCGACAAACACCGCGGTGCGGCGTCGGACGAAGCCAAGAAGGTGCTCGCCAAGATGGCGGGGTATGTTGGCAAGTAGATTCAAGCCCGAGGGCCTGAGCCTCATGCCGAGGACAGAGCGAAAGGAATGGTACAAATATGAAGCCGACTGAACTGTTCACGCTGTTGGTGGGCATGATTTCCGCGCGTCTGCCGGTCCTTATCAAAGGCGCGCCCGGCGTCGGTAAGACGGACATCGTGCGGATGGCCTGCCAGTCGTTGGGTGCAGACATCATCGAATCTCACCCGGTCGTATCCGACCCCGCGGACTTCAAGGGCCAGCCGTGGGTTATCCCCGGCCCGAATCCGAAAGAGGCGACATTTCTACCATATGGAGATTTGGCCAAGTTGATTAAGGCCAAAAAGCCGACGGTCTTTTTTCTCGACGACCTCGGCCAAGCGCCCTTCTCGGTTCAAGCCGCCGCAATGCAACTCATCTTGGGTCGACATATCAACGGGCATAAGATTGCCGACTGCGTCACGTTCGTCGCGGCCACGAACAGGAAACAAGACAAGGCGGCAGTGACCGGCATCCTGGAGCCGGTCAAATCAAGATTCGTCACCATTGTCGAACTGACCCCCGACCTGGACGACTGGATTGTCTGGGCCGTCGGCCACGGAATCCCCGCCGAGTTGATTGCGTTCTCTCGGTGGCGGCCGGAGTTGCTATTCAAGTTTGAGCCGTCGCTAGACATCACGAACAGTAGTTCACCAAGAACGGTTGCCAACGCCGCCGAGGTGTTGGCTCTGAATCTTCCGGCCCACGTCGAGTACGAGGCGCTGTGCGGCTCGGTTGGACAGTCGTACGCCACTGAGTTGACTGGATTTCTCCGAGTCTGTCGGCAGTTGCCCGACCCTCGCGAAGTCCTGGCGCATCCCGAGACCTCGCAAGTCCCGACCGACCCCGCAGCGCTCTACGCCCTCGCGGGCGCGCTCGCGCGTGCGGTCGACGAAAAGACGGCTCGGGGGTTCTTCGTCTACGCGAGTCGACTGGGTACTGATTTTAGCATCTTGATGGTTCGCGACGCGACTCAACGCGTCCCGGCAATCAAAGAGTGCCGCGCGCACGCGGCCTGGCTTTCCAAGCACGCAGACGTCATGGTATAAGGGGATGAAGAAATGACCAAGGCAATGGCGAAGGTGATGGCGGGCCGAGCCCGTCTTGTGCTCGACCACCCATTCTTTGCGACTCTGGCGTTACATCTTGGTATCGAAGAGTCTCCTTCCTGCGGGACGGCTTGCGTTAACGGCGTTCGGATGCGGTTCGCTCCGGACTTCGTCAACAGCCTTCTCGCGACCGAACTCGTGACCGTGTGGTGCCATGAGGTTATGCACTGCGCTCTTGGCCACGCAAGCCGCCGCTTCGACCGTGACCACGAACTGTGGAACATCGCAGGCGACTATGCTATCAACATTATTCTGGTTGACGCCGGTCTGCAAATGCCTGCCGGGGCGTACGTCGATGATGCCTTTCGGGGAATGACAACCGACGAGATATACCGAATCCTCGATGAACGCCGCCAAGAAGACGAGCAACAGCAACAGGAGTCGCCCGGAGCCGACGGTGCACAAGACGACTCCGGTGGCGGTTCGGACGACGGCAAGTCCGAGAAGGGCGGCAAGTCCGAGAAGTGTTGTGACGACAAGCCGCAGGGCCAAGACGTTGGCGGTGAAGACGCCGAAGACGACGAGTCTACCGATGAAGACGGGTCCGGTGGCGGTGACGGCGACAACGGCGACGGCGACAACGGCGACGGCGACGGGCAGAAGGACAACGGTGAGACCGCCGAGACCAAAGACCCCGGCCGAATGGGCGCGGTCGAAGACGCTCCGGTAGGCGTCAACAAATCTGAACTTGACGACACCTGGCGAATCGTTCTTGCACAGGCCGCCGTACTTGCGGCGGGCAATATGCCCGGGTCTCTCAAGAAGGTTGTTGATAGCATCATAGCGCCGCGGCCGCCCTTCCTCGCGATGCTAGAGGATTTCGTTGACAGGACCGCCCGCAACGATTACGATACCTCACGGCCGAGTCGGCGTTATTTGCCGTGCGGACTTATCATGCCGACGCTTCGGAGCGACGAACTACCGGCGATTGTTATTGCCATTGATTCGTCGGGAAGCGTGTGGCGGCATGTCGATAAGTTCGCCGCGGCGGTCAGCGCCGTTCTTGAACGGTTTGAGACAACTATCCACGTGATTTACGTGGATGCGGAAGTACGGGACTACAAGGAGGTGACTCGACATGACTTGCCGCTGGTTCTGGAGCCCAGTGGCGGCGGCGGCACGAGGTTCGGTCCGGCCTTTGAGTGGGTGGAAAAGCAAGGATTGACTCCGGCGTGTCTGGTCTACTTGACAGACCTATGCGGCAGTATGCCCGAGCGCGAGCCCGACTATCCGGTGCTTTGGGTGACGACTGAGGAAAAGAGTAGAGCGCCGTTCGGGGAAACCGTCTACATGCCTTTGACCGATTGAACCGGGAGCCATTGAAAGGAGTAGATGTCATGAAAACCATCATCGCGGCAATCTGTTTGTGGCTGGCCTGCCGGGTCAACATCGCCAGGAGCATCACGCACAAAGTCCAGTGCCTTCTGAAGGGCCACGACCTTTTCGACGTGTTCACATACGTCGCGGACCCCAGGACGGTCGAATACGGGCGGCTGGGCGGGGGCGGCATGGCTTTCCTCGTTCGATACTGCCGCCGGTGTGGTATGTACACGGTTGTGCGCGGCGAAGCGCCGGTGGACGCGGAGGCGCATGACCTCAAAGAGAAGCGGCCGAAGTCGAGAGAGAGGTGGCGTCTGATTCGCGTCAACGTCGGTCGGTGAGTCCCGAACCTGAGGGGACCGGACTTATCGGTCCCCGACGGTACGGGCCTCATACCGGGGTCCGATGAAAGGGTAAAGCCATGAAATTGGTGCTGGTTAATGACAAAGGTGAACTGTTTACCGTGACTGAGCAAGTGGAGAAGTACAACCTTGGATATGAGAAGGACATATCCGAGTTGGTGCAAGTTCTCCGACTCACCCGAATCGAGGTTGCCCAGGGTTCCGTAGTCTCGGACCGCGACCGGTGCCCGCAATGCGGGGAGTACACCAAGGACAGGCTCATATGGAGTGAAGAAAATACGTGTGTGATTTGCCAGACTTGCGGTACCAAGTTTGTGCCACCCAGCAAACACGGTGGCAACGACGAGAGCGACCAGACTTAGCACGACCCGGCACGGAAAGGAGGTGTATATATGGCCAGGGTTCGATTGAAGGCAACGGAGCGTGTCCCGCTTATCAACCGCGTACCGCTCGCGTCAACGGGAGTGAAGTATCAACGGTTTCAGATAAGGACTTGCACGGAGGTTGAAAGACTTGTGAGCCAACTCCAAGAGGCTTACAGGGCGTCGCTCGCAAGCGGCGGCACATACTCAGTCTACCGAACGGTTGGCGGCAAGGTGGTGCTTGCCGTTGAAATCCAAGTGCCCGCCCGATTCGGTCGGCGCGTCAAGCGGCTTGTGAGCAAGGAGCCGGACGATGAATAGACAACGCTTGATAAGACAACTTACCCCGGTCAAGGCTGGTAGCCCACTTGTCGGATGGACATTAAATACCATCCGCCACAACGCGTGGAAAGTCCGACCGCTCTACGACGAGGGCGACCTGTTCAACGAGGCCTTTTTGGTACATGCACATTGCGATGCAATGTACGCGAATGTGCGGGACGCAAAGCACTTCGCGGCGCTCTATCGTACGGCGTTTACGAGGCGAATCATTGCTCTCGCCGCGGAAGCGGCGAAGGCCAGGACTTGCCAGAACGTGGCCGATTACGTTGACGCGGTCCGATGCAAGAGCGCATCCGAAGAATCGCTATGGCAAGATATGTACGCCAAAGACCTTGAAGTGACAGCACCTCCGACGGTCAAGCGGCTTCTCGGATGTGTGGAGGTACTCAAGTTCCTTGGCAACATGCCTCGTGCTTGGGGGACCACCCGCAGGCACGCGAACAATCGGCTGTGTAGAATCGCAGGAATTAATCCGACTTTCAACGACCTTGTCGGTACAATTGAGCGATGGCTAGGGGTTGCCGTTACACCGGAGTGAGGCGCTTCGGCGGCAGCGACTACCAGAGTTCAGAGGACATAAGGAGATGCGAACATGACTATCGTAAAGGAGTTGGTGAAGGCGACGGGGCAAGAGAAGCAAGGCAAGAAGGAGTCGGACGCCGCGTTCTACAAGCGCGTCGTTGTCGCCGCGGCGGAGATGGAGGACAATGACTTTGCGAAGGTGAGCAAGCCCGCGCGGGACTGGGCCGACGCGGCCACGAGCGCCATCAACGCGAAGGAGGACATCCCCGCCCCGGACGAGGAGCCGGAAGAGGGTGACGACGTCGAAGAGGCGCAGGCCGAGGCCGACGACGCCGAGGACGCATCGGATGATGAAGATGAGTCCGAGGAGCCGGAAGAGGACGCCGACGACGCCGAGGAGCCGGACGAAGACGACGCCGAAGACGAGGCCGAAGACGAGGCCGAAGACGAGGCCGAAGACGAGGCCGAAGACGAGGCCGAAGACGAGCCGGAAGAGGAGGCCGAAGAGGAGGCCGAGCCCGAGGAGAAACCCACCAAGGCCAAGAAGACCAAGAAGGCATCCAAGCATGTCGACGACGAACCGGTCAAGAAAGGTAAGAAGGTCAAGGCCGAGAAGAAGGCCAAGGCCGAGAAGAAGACCGGCAAGGTCGCCGCGGGCAACCGGCTGCGCACCCTCTGCGTCAAGCACCCTCGCTGGGACTGGGCCACGATGTGGCACCAACTCACCAAGGAGGGGCTCGCCACCATCCTGTCCGAGAAGTGGGCCAAGTACCGGTACGACGAGGCCATGAAGGTGCTCAAGGTCGCCTCCGACCTGGGCAAGTTCAAGGCCTAATACTCATGAGCCGGCGGCATCCGGCTAGATGCGACGACGCCGCCCGGTGGGGTCTTTCGCTCTGGCCACCGGGCGGCGGTCGCTTAAGGAGATACCCGTATGAATCGCTCGATGCTTCTTTCGTGTCTACGTCGTGCCGAGTCAACCCTAGCGCCGACGAATCCAAATCGGATTCTCGGCGCTTTTTGTTTTGGCAAGAAAGGAGACGTGACTACATACGATGATGTGGTTGGAACCAAGGTACCGGTGGCCAAGTGGTTGGGTGAGAGCCCCGGCATTATCGGTTGCGTCGAGGGGCCTTTGCTCATGGCCCTTCTGGCCGCGTCGTCGAGCAAGGACTTGACAATCACGCCCGCCGACGCCGAAATAGGGCTTGCGTTCGGTCGGTCTCGCGCCCGCCTGCCCATCATATCCGCCGCCGACTTCCCATTCAGATTTCCCAAGACTGAAGATGTGCCGATGTTCAAGATAAGTACCGGTCTCTTGGACGCGTTTGCTCTCTGCGCGGAGACGGCGGGGAGCGACGACGCCCGGCCCGAACTGTCCGGTGTAACAATCAGCATATCGGTCGGTGAGGGGAGCAACGACCGTGTCGATGTGTACTCGTCGGACGACCTGACCACCACCTGGGCCAGCGCGGTTATCAAGGGACGTGCAGATAAGTACGGGTCTTTCGGTCTGCCGGTAGGATTTGTCAAGAGCCTCATCGGCCAGCCCAAGGATGACCAAGCGGCCACTCTCGGGTTCGGCAAGTCCGGCGCTGTCTTCGCGACGAAGAGGGGTTTGCGGTGCTTTGCGCGGTACACACACAAGAACTCGGACAAGACATTCGTTGAACTCTTTACGGGATATGCCGATAAGAGCAAAGGCGTCTCTGTGCCCGTTACCGAACGGCTTATCGGTTGCGTGGCTCGCGCCCAAATCCTTGTCGAGCACGGTGGCGGGCCGACTACGGAGTTCAACATATCAAGAGAGCACAAACGGTTGACGCTCCGAACGGTTGGCCCCGCGGGGGAGGTGACCGACACGATGGCGCTCCCCGCGAGCGCGGACTTTGGCGAGTCTTTGGTGTCGCTGCGGACGGGGCCTGGACTTCTCGCGCGGGCACTCTTGACCGACAGGACGGCGCGCTTTAGGTCCGACGCTGTGGTGGTTCAGGCCAAACACATGGTGCACTTGGTCAGCGTTGCCCAACATATCGAGAAATGACTATGGGATTTCAAACACGCTCCGAACAAGCATTTGGCCGAACGAGCCGCCGCCCCGCCGGTCCTCTGCATACGTCATTTCTTCGGTCTGCTGGTTGTGCGGCCTGTCCCCATCGCGGACGTGTTGGATTGAGGCATCCTCATATGGAGCCGACCGGGTCCGACGCGCCTTTGCTCTACGTCCTTGGCGAAGCGCCGGGCAAAGACGAGGACGCCGAAGGCTGTCAGTTCGTGGGGAAGACAGGCAGGATTCTACGCACATTGATACCAAAGGGGTTCTCACGTGTTCGGTGGAATAACTGCGTGCGCTGCCGACCTCCCGGCAACAAGACCCCCGAAGCGAACGAGGTCGAGTCTTGCCGCGCATCGGCGGAGAGAGATATAGAGGTCACTAAGCCGACGATTGTGGTAGGTGTTGGTGGCGTGTCTCTCCGCTGGGCAACTGGCCGCGACGGCATAAAGATATGGCGCGGCCGCCGGACACCCATCAAGGTGGGTAATCATGTCTGTTGGTTCTACCCGATTCTCCATCCGTCATTCATAAGTAGAATGCGCAATGGGAGGGACGAGGAAGGAATCGGGCCGGAGTGGGAGCCTGTCTTTAAGAGGGATGTGGCGCGGGTGCTCGACGACGCCACCAGGCCCGACACGCCGAGACCAGAAGTGGAGGACTTGAGGTATCTCGACTCGGGCATAACCATTTACGACAAGACGACCAAGGCCAACTTGTCGGCCATATGTCGGTTTATGGATACAGCACGCGGCAAATCCCCGCTGGTCCCCACGTCTATCGACTTAGAGACATCTACCCTCCGCCCGTATGCCCCCGGCGCAAAGGTCTTGTCCTGCGCCATCTCCATCGGTAGTAAGACCGTTGCCTTTCCTGTTGACCACCCCGAAGCGGCGTGGTCTCATGCACATAGAGCCCATCTGTTGGACAGTCTCTTTCGGCTCTTCCACAGTCCGACCATCATGGTTGCACATAACGCCATATTTGAGTTGGAGTGGCTCGCGTCCCTGTTTGGGACATCGGTGGTGCGGGCGGCGTTGTGGGTATGTACCCAACAACAGGCATACATAATTGACAATCGGAAGACAGGCAAGAAAACCCGCGGCGGCACGGGTCAATCATTGGACTTCCTGTGCCGCCTGTGGTTCGGCTTTGACCTGAAGGCGCAAAGCACGGTCAACCCTGCCCGTGCTGGAAGCGCACCGATAAAGAAGTTGCTTATGTACAACGGGAGGGACGCCAAATATGCACATAAGTTGGAGGGCGTCCAGCGCGATGCCATACAGGAAATGGGGTTGCTCGACGTCTTTAACGAGCACATGCGCCGCATCCCCAGCATCGTGCTTGCACAGGCCACCGGCGTACTGGTTGATACCGACGTGTCCAAGCGCATGGACCGGAAGTATCGACGTAGGATAGACAAGATAGGGACGGAGATTGCCCAACAGCCAGAGGTGCGCAAGTTCAGGAAGCGCACGGGGAAGGACTTTGAGCCGTCGTCACCAAACCAAGTGGCCACCCTTCTGCGCGACGTCGCTCATTGTCGCGAGGGCTTGACGCGGTTGGGCGGCTACTCGACAGGCAAGGCGGTGCTCGACAGGATTAAGCGGCCGATTGCCCGGCTCATTCTTAGACATCGGGAAGTGACGAAACTTCACGGTACGTACATAACTGTGTTCTTGCCCGGGAGCAAGGTTTTGTATCCCGACAGTCGGCTGCACACTCAGTACAACGCCAGTTTCACGGGGACAGGCCGCCTATCGAGTGAGGACCCCAATCTACAAAACATTCCATTTAGAACCGAAGAGGGTCGGCGGATTCGCAAAGCGTTCCCCGCCCCGCCAGGTCACGTCATGGTGGCGGCAGACTATGGGCAGATAGAGCCGCGGCTTATCGCGATGGCGTCGCGAGACAAGAACCTATTGGCATATATCAAAGACCGGCGTGACGTGCACGGTGTATGGTCCGAGCGCATCGCTCGTACATATAAACCGGTCTTTGAGAAGTTCTTGGCGGCGGCGGGCGGCGATAAAGAGAGAGCAATAGAGGACATGCGTACCGATGTCAAATCGAACTGGGTGCTCGCAGGGTTCTACGGGTCCGAAGAAGATGCGATGATACGTCGGTATAATCTCCCGCGTCGTATCGGCGGCCGTTTATATCGAGATTTCCGTGAGGAGTTTGAGGGCGTCTATCGGTGGCGGACTGGTGTGGTGAAACAGTACAACGAGATGGGATATATCGAGATGCTTACTGGGCGCAGGCGCTACGGTCCTCTAACTCTGAATATGATTGGCAACTCGGGGATTCAAGGCACGGCCAGCGACGTGCTCGTAAACGCCGGCGACCGTTTGTCGGAGCGCGCCCAAAAGAAGCGCGAGCCCTGGCTCCAGTTCGTAATGAACATACACGATGAGTTGGTATTCTACATACCCAAAGAACGCAAGACGCTGGAGCGGGCCATTGAGCGCGTGATTCGGACAATGCTCTTGGTGCCATTCTCTTGGGTGTGTGCTCCGTTCGTGGTGTCCGTCAAGACCGGCCCGACCTGGTATGACTTGCGCAGTATCGGCAAGTTCTATACCGATGAACTCTAGGAGCCAAAGACATGACTACCCTTACCGTTAAGTATCGGCCGACCCGGTTCGGCGACGTCGTTGGGCAATCGGCAGTTATCAAGTCATTACAATCGGTAATCAAACACGGCACGGCCCGGTCGTTCATTCTCACGGGGCCGTCGGGAGTTGGCAAGACCACGGTTGCGCGCTTGATTGCATCGGCGGTCGGTTGCTCGCCGGAGAACATCATAGAGATTGACGCGGCTACATATACCGGCATCGACTCTATGAGATTGATTACCGATACGTTGCGTTACCGACCTCTGGGGTCAAACGCGTGCCGCGTGGTAGTCGTCGACGAGGCCCACGCATTGAGCAAACAAGCCTGGCAGAGCCTACTGAAGGGAGTAGAGGAGCCGCCGCCTGGGGTTTACTGGGTGTTTTGCTCGACCGACCCAACCAAGATACCGGTCACAATCAAGACCCGGTGTGCTCACTATGACTTCAAGCCATTAAGTACCGATGATGTCATTGGTATTATAACCGATGTTGCCGACTCCGAGGGGATGAAGTTGTCCGAGGATGTCTTGGCGTTCGTGGCCGACCAATCGGAAGGGAGCGCGCGGCAGGCGCTTTCCATTCTTGCACAGGTATCTAGGTGTCCCGATGTGGACCATGCGGCCCGCATCCTGAAGACCGCGCAGGCAACCGATACCGAGGTGATAGACCTCTGCCGGGCGCTTGTGCGGGGCCAGCGTAGTTGGCCTAAACTTATGTCAATAATTAGACGGATGGGCGACGTCAACCCCGAGAGCGTCCGACAAGTGGTCTTGGATTACTTCGGCAAGGTGGCCATGAGCGCCAAGACCCCGAAGAGTGCCGCCGCCGCCGTTGAAGTCATAGACGCATTTAGCGAGCCTTATACCATCGGCCGAGGACCGGCTCCCGTGATTCTTTCGCTGGGGCGGCTCCTATTTAGTGAGTGACTTTCGGCCGACCGGTCTGTATAAGTGAGTGTCTAGGGCGTGGTAGCACGGGTAAGGTGCGCCGGGGTCGGGGTGTTCCCCCCCGCCTCGGCCTCGGCCACCGATATTAAGGAGCGGCCGATGTCGCACAAAGAGATAGGTCGGCTTGACGCCGCCTTAGCGGAACTAAGGGCGGGTCTACATATTGACAAAGAAGCACTTGACGAAGCACTCCAAGAGCAACCGGTTCAATTCGACCGCGCGGGCGCTTTGGTTGCCGAACGCACCGCACGGCGCGATCGTCTCAAGAACGAGTTAGGGTTGTACGACGCTAACCTATCGGCAAAACTCCGCGGACTCAAAGATAAGAAGTGGACCGAGAAGGGGCTTGCCGAGGCAGTCGAGCGCGACTCCGGACACCAGGAGTTGGTTGATAAGCACATCACTGCCAGTTACTACGTTGCCGCGTTCGCGGCGGTTCAGGAATCATATAGGCAACGTGGGTACATGTTGAGAGAACTGGCTAACTTGTGGACGGCCGGGTACTGGCAAGAAACGAGCGTCACGGGCACTCAGGCCGACGTTGAGAGAGTTGACTATCGGCGTATGCGGAAAGTGCTCGCGCGAACCCGGCTAGAGGGCTAGAAACATGTGGGCCGAGTCATGGCTAATCGTTGCCGGAGTCGTGATGGGTTCCGCAGTCGGTTTGTTCGTGGTTATCTACGTGCTCGCATATCTTGTCGGCTCCGGTCTCTTTGCAGGTAAAGCCTCCGCTGTGCGTAGGGCACTTCGGAAGGGCAAACGGGTAGACTTGTTCTGATATGAGGAGGTTCCAAAATGAAGCACCGTAAGTTTCACTACAAGCCGCGCGGTACCAAGAGTGTCAAAAAGCGAGCAAGTCGTCGGGGTGGGGGATACGATTCCCTTTTCAAGGACTTCCCCGAGTTCCGACCCGAGGCAGGTGACCATCGCGTGCGGATTCTGCCGCCGACCTTTGAGAAGGCAGAGCACTACGGGCTTGATATGTCGATACACTACGGCATCGGCCCGGACGAGGGCGCGTACCTGTGTACTCAGGTGATGCAAGGAAAACCGTGCCCGGTGTGCGACGAGCGCAAGCGGGCGGCACGACAGGGTGATGATGATTATGCCGGCACCCTTCGGGCAGGCAGCGGCGTTGCGGTGTGGGTAATCGTCCGCGGAAACGAAGACACCGGCCCGCAACTGTGGCGCATTCCCTTCAAGTTGGACAGGGAAATCGCCAAGCAAAGTATTCAGAAGGAGACGGGTAAAGCCCTCATGATTGACCATCCCGAAAAGGGCTATGACGTGTTCTTTACCAGAGAGGGCACCAAAAAAGAGAACACGTCATATACAGGTGTCTCGGTCGCCCGTCACCCGAGTCCCATCTGTGACGACAAGAAGACGGCCCGCCACTGGCTGGAGTTCATCGGGGAAAACCCACTCGACGAATGTATGAACTACTTTGAATATGACTACATCAAAGACATATTCGCCGGGACCAAAGAGCGCAAGGACGACGACGAAGACGAGGGCGAGCCGGACGGCGAAGACGACGACAACGTTAAGGGCGCCCGCGGTAAGCGCCGTCGGCGTCCGGAGCCGGACGAAGACGACGAAGACGACGACGCCGAGGACGCATCGGATGATGAAGATGAGTCCGAGGACGAAGACGACGAAGACGACGAGCCCAAGACCAAGCGTCGGCGTCTGAAGTCCAGGCGCGTTGAGCCGGACGAAGACGACGAAGACGAGCCGGACGAAGACGACGAACCCAAGGCCAAGCGTCGGCGTCTGAAGTCGGAGCCGGACGAAGACGACGAAGACGACGAAGACGAGGACGCATCGGACGATGAAGATGAGTCCGAGGACGAAGACGACGACGAGGAGCCGGATGAAGACGAGCCGGACGAAGACGACGAGGAGCCGGACGAAGACGACGCCGAAGACGACGGGCCCAAGACCAAGAAGACCAAGAAGGGCAAGAGCACCCGTCAACGCATCCACAAAGGCCTGAAAGGCTAAATCCATGCGGCGCGTCGCTCTCGACACATCGGTAGTGGATACCGGGGACAGTGGTGGCGATTACTTCTACGCCACCACTTCCCGGTCTTTTCCTACAGGATGCACCCTTCTTGATTGCGTGCTTAACGGAGGGTGGTCCCAGGGTCGCATAATCAACATTGTCGGTGACGCAGGGACCGGCAAGACCCTTCTAGCGATGGAGGCCGCGGCCAACTTCTTGGAGACATATCCCGACGGCAAGGTATTCTATGAGGAGCCGGAGGCCGTATTTGACGAAGAGTACGCCAAAGGCCTTGGGATACCAATGCACCGGATATGTCTTGGTCGACCTGACACCGTTGAGGATTTCTACGAGAGATTGACCCGGCGTCTTGAAAAGTATGCTGGTACCCCGATGCTTTACATACTTGACTCTCTCGACGCGTTGACAAGCGCGGTAGAGCGTGACCGGGCCTTTGACAAAGCATCGTATGGCGGCGATAAGCCGAAGCAAATGGGCCAACTGTTCCGTAGGTGCGTCCGGGCAATCAACGAGACGGACGCCACTCTTATCATCATATCGCAAACCCGGGATAACATCGGTGTCATGTTTGGGGACAGGCAGCGGGTGAGCGGTGGCCGGGCGCTGAAGTTCTACGCAAGCCAAATAGTATGGCTTGCACAAACCAAGACAATTAAACGCACCATTAAGAAGGTGGTGAGGACCGTCGGTATCCGCGTGCGGGTCAAGTGCAAGAAGAACAAGATTGGCCCGTCCTTCCGCGAGTGTGATTTCCCACTTATCTTCTTATACGGTGTTGATGATTTGATGGCCAACCTTGAGTGGCTTAAGTCGGTCGGCAGACTGGCCGACGCCACAGGGCCGGGCAGAAAAGAGTACGAGGGCCGCATAGAGTCGATGGGGCGCAAAGCCTATCGGCGCGAGTGTGCCCGCGTCTCTTGTATCGTTAAGGGTACATGGAAAGAAGTTGAGCATCGGTTTGCACCTCGGAGACAGAAATATGGGACGCATGGGGAAGATTAAGGGCGCCCAATTTGAGCGCAAGGTTTGCGTGGCTCTAAGTCTCTGGGTTAGTGCTGGCAAACGTAATGACATATTTTGGCGCTCCGCCATGAGCGGCGGCAGGGCCACCCTTGAGGGTCGCAAAGTATCGGCGCTGCCCGGCAGAGTGCGACTTCGGAAGCACCACTCCCAGGCAGGAGACGTGTCGGCTGTGCACCCGATTGGGGCCGTCTTCGTATCCCGATACGTTGTTGAGTGCAAGACGTATCGGGATTTGCACTACCAGTCAATTATCCATAACGCCGGGATAGCCAACAGTATCTTGGCGTTTTGGTTGGCGCTTCTAAAGAGCGCATCGGCAGACAGACACCCGATGTTGATATGTAAACAGAACCACGGACCGTGTTTGGTGGCGCTCGACAGTTATGGGATGGATTGTATGTACAGGGCGTATCGGCCCGTGAACCATCCGCCGAAACCCCCACACGTTGTCGTCCCCCGGTATGATATGCACATATACTTGTTTAACGCGGTTCTGGAGTCCGACTACGACCGGTTTATCGGGGGCTAACATGTACAAGATACTGGTGACCGCCGACTGGCATCTAACCGTCAATCCCATTGACAAGTACCGATGGGATTTCTTAGACTGGTTGCGGGACACAATCGTTGCACGCAAGGTTAACCTTCTTTGTGTGCTCGGGGACTTGACGCACGATAAGGACCAGCATCCGGAGACACTTGTCAATCGGTTGATGGGCTTTTTTCAGTCTCTCAAGTGCCATACCTTTATCGTGCCCGGTCAACACGACGGCCCTAATGAGGCCAGCCCCTTCTTTCGGTTTGTTGGTTATCCAATTAGGTTGGTAACAGAGCCAACAAATATCTGGATGCTTCGCCGCAGTTTCCTTCTCTTGCCATACACGCGCAACCCCGCGACAGCGTGGCGGGCGCTTAACCTCCGGAAAGAATATCACTACGTCTTCATGCACCAACCGATTGCCGGTGCTAAGTCGTCGAGCGGCCACCAAATCAAAGGTGCTTCGCCGTCACTCGCGTCGATGTTTGCATCCAACGTGGTGATTCTATCGGGAGACAACCACACCCCGTCTCGTGTTGGCCGTATCAGATATGTAGGTGCTCCGTATCCAACACGGTTTGGAGAGACACACCATCCTCGCGTAATTCTTATATCGGTTCCCGATTATGGGAATGAGCAGTGCACGGGTAACGACAGTGATATAATCAAGTCGATACATCCACCGTCGATTAAGAAACTGGAGTTGACGGTCGGCTCGTCCAAAGACCTGCGCACGTGTGGTAAGGTTCGGGCAGGTGACCACCTACGGGTACATGTTAAGATACACCGACGCGACTATGCCGATTGGCCAGCCATAAAGAACGACGTTGTGACTACGGCTGTGATGATGGGTGCAACTCTCTGTGGCGTCGACCTTGAGACGGTTGGTGACAGGGTACGGTTATCGGACATGCCGTCCGCGCCGACAGTCAAAGACCCCGTCTCACAGTTTCAAGCGTATGGTAGATTGATGGGTCTACCCAAACCGATAAGGACTTTGGGCGAGAAACTGGTTGGCCGGTCAAAATGAACATCACGATAGAGTCGGTACATCTAGAGAACTTCAAGACCTTCGCCAAGAGCGCGCGGTTCAATGTGGGCGGGGTTGGTAGTTCCTTTACACTTCTCACCGGCAGGAACGAACTTCGGCCGTCGATGGGCGGCAATGCGACAGGCAAGAGCACCATCTGGGACGCCTTATGCTGGTGTCTATATGGTAGAACGGTGCGAGGGGTTCGCGCGGGTAACGTCGTCAACTGGGCCGCGAGCAAGAAGTCCTGTCAGGTATCGGTAACAGTACGACGGGACGGGGTTCGTAGGATTATAAGCCGACAGCAATCCCCCAACAGGTTGACATGGGTTGCTGGCACCCGACTGTCCGATGTTGACCAATCACAGTTGGAGGACTGGCTTGGTCTCTCGTACTACGTATTTACAAATACCATTATCTTAGGCCAGTTCGGCCGGTTCTTCTTCGACTTCTTGCCGTCCGAGAAGTTGGCTCTGTTCAATGGCTTACTCGGCCTCGACGCGTGGCACGGCTATAGTATGGCCGCACGTGATAAGGCTGATGGGTACATCAAGACGTCTGAACAACTACGGCAATCGGCTGCTGAGTTGTCCGGCAAGATTCAAGAGGCGCGGAAGGGTCTTCGTGAAACCAGGTCAAGCGTGGTTCCCAGCCCCGCCCCCCTTGAGGACGAGAAGCGTAGACTTACCTATAAGTTATCGGCCGTCTCCGAGAGAAAAAGGGGGACCGTTGCAAAGTTGGACGCGGCCGAGAAACGGCTAAAGACGGCCGAGGAAAAACTTGAGGCATCCAGGGCGGCTCTTGAACAACCCACCAAGCGGTTGGTTGCTCTGAGGGTAACCCTGCGGGCAGCGAAGAGGGAAAGACGCGGTATCAAGAGGTCTTTTCCCTTTTGCCCCGCGTGTCGCCAGACAGTCACGTTGGAACATAGGGACAAGGAGTTGGCCCGATGTGACCGGAGGATACTGGGTCTTCGGCACAAGATTAAACCCGTCAAGGACGCAATCCTCGCGATTCATCAGCGCGTTGACCACTACTCGCGCATCTACGGGATTACATATTTCTCGTATAGAGCCCACGACACAAAACTTAACCGGCTTAACGTGAAGCAACAAGACATCGTCGGGGAGATACGGGATATATCTAAAGACTTGGATGTGCTGATGGCCAGACAGACCGCCGCAGATAGCACGGCCATAGTCAGGAAGGCCGCCCGGAAGCGACTACAGTCGTTCAAGGGCGAGCGCCACGAGTGCAGGGATAAGATGCGGCACGCGCAGCGCTTTGAGCACCTCTACAGAACTTTGGCTACTACCTTTAAGGACGTCCGGCTCTGGGTTGTTGATAACGTATTGAGAGAGTTGGAAATCTCAATCAACAACAACTTGGTGGACCTCGGCCTGGTTGGATGGGAAGTTCGGTTAGTAGTCGAGCGGGAGACCGCCGCCGGCAACATTTCAAGAGGGCTCAATGTGCTCATTCGGTCCCCGGACCAATCCGACAAGAAGATGGTTCCTTGGGAGGTCTGGTCCGGCGGTGAAACGCAAAGGCTTAGGGTTGCCGGTGCCGCGGGCCTGGCTGATATGATGCTTGGACGACTCGGCATATCGGTTAATCTTGAAGTGTGGGATGAGCCGACTCAGCACCTGCCGTCTGAAGGCGTGTCCGACCTGTTGGATGTGCTACAGCGTCGGGCCGAAGTCCGATGCAAGCGTCTTTTCCTGGTTGACCACCGGAGCCACGAGTCCGGTCTATTTGACAAACGTATATGTGTTGTGAGAAACAAGGAAGGTTCAGAATTGGAGGACGCCGATGGCTAGAGTGAAACTGGACACGTTGGCATTGCTTGACCCAAAGGTTGCGTCGCTTGTGCGCCGTCGGTTGGAGGGTGAGATTGTGCCCTCCTTTGACGCGCAGCCCTGTATAATTGGGCATGGTAAGCATCGGCGCGTTGTAATGGCGCGGCCGTGCGGAACATGTACACATGATAGACGGGAGCATAACTTTGGCAAAACCGGTAAAGCGTGTGGTGTTGCGCACTGCGCTTGCACCAAGTACCAAGCGGGTCCGCTTGTCTATCGAGTCGCGCTCCCGATTGACTTGCCAAAGGTTTGACAGCCGTCGCCGGTACGCCGAGCAAGTATCCAAACGGCTGATTATGTACCGGCAAGTGCTTGATGGCAACACGGGAGATTTCGACGCCGCTGACCCGTCTCCATATATATGGCCAGATGTGGCCGACGCCCGGTGTTGGAAGTGTGGCGGGCCGACGCGAGACACGCGAGAAAGGCTTTGCTTTCAGGGGATACACCACGCGGTGGTATATTGCCAAAAGTGCAAGATTAACACCCATGTAAGGATTTAGATATGCCGTCCAGCCACGCCGTTATCATTCTGGCCGCCGGAGAACAGCATAATTTCCACGGCCCCGAGGGGTTGATAAAGCAACTTATCATGCTCAAGGACGGGTCTACCTTGCTCTATCGGACGGTCGCGCAGGTTCGGCACTTCGCGAGCGTCGAGCCGATTGTGGTGACCCACCGACCGTTTTCGGAACTACTCATGTACAACCCGCTTGCCCACGGATGCACCGTCGAAAGTCTCTTGTCGGCGAGACGGTACTGGGCGCGTGGCGTTGATAGTACTACAACAGTACTTCTCGGGGACGTGCTCTACTCGTGGCACAGGATACGGCGAATCCTAGAGGACTGCCCCGCGGCTTTTTGGTTTCACGGGAACAAAAAACTGGCGGAGATATTCGCCGTTCAGTTCGACGCCAGTCTAAATAATCTAGTTGAGAAGATGTGTCGGGACGTCGTGGATGTTTTCACCGGGCCTCCCGCCGTTTATCCCGAAATGCCGTGCTCCGGCAAGTTGTGGTCACTTGCGCGGCAGGCCGTTGAGGGACAGCCCCGCGGTGGGATAAGCGATGCGATTGTTCAGTCGGCAGCGTTCGAGAACGGCGACGACTACACCCAAGACTTCGACAACTTCAAGCAACTAGATAACCCGAAGATTCCGTACACCGCGGAGCAACTGGAGTTATAGGAGAAGACCGATGAGTAAACGGCTTTGCGCATTCACATGGTTTGGTGGCAAGCAAAAGCACGCCAAGTTTCTGCTGCCGATGCTCCCTCCGCACACCAACTATGTTGAGCCGTTCGGCGGCGGTGGTGCCATTCTCTTGAACAAGAAGCCGTGTCGTGGCATTGAGGTATACAACGACGTAGATGGGTCGGTAGTTGACTTCTTTACGGTTGTCTCTGACCCGGACATGTTCGCTGAGTTCTATCGGCGAGTAAATCCGTTGCCCTACTCACGGGGGCTCTACGACAAGTATCGGGAAGTGTGGCGCGACGAGAAGAACATAGTTAAACGGGTAGCAATGTGGTTCTACATTGCTCGACAGTCCTTCTCGGGGGTGCCCGGGTCTGGTTGGTCTGCCGCGGTCGGCCGCAATAGCCAGTGTGCCAGACCTGTAACACTCAAGGTCACGGGCTGGGCCAGTTGTATCGCCGGATTGCCATACATCCACAAGCGCATAACTCGGGTGCAGATTGAGCACCGAGACTTCCGGGAGGTGCTTGAGATGTACAACAGTCGGGAGTATTTGGCTTACTGCGACCCTCCCTACGTGCACGCGACCCGACGGACCAAGAGCGTGTACGGGACAGAAATGAGCGACAAAGACCATAGAGATATGGTCAAGATTCTACTTGAGTACGAGGGCGCTGTTGTGCTCTCCGGCTACGCCACAAAGATATACCGACCGCTTGAGCGCGCGGGTTGGGACCGCAGAGAGTTTAAGGTGGTCTGCACCGCGGCGGGGAATACCAAACTGACAGGAATCCTCGGGCCAGGCTCCGCTTCACGTATGCAGAAGCGTACGGAAGTAGTCTGGAGAAATCCCGAAGCCATGCGCCGAATGATTCATCGGGTAAAGGGGTTCTTTACCGAACGGGTCACTTCTTAGGAGAGAGCACGTGCCAGAACTGTCAACATATGGAGAAATCGTTACCGCGATGCGAGGGCCGGGGATTGTGTATCTTGCAAGTCCCTACACGCACCCTGAGCCAAAGGTGAGACAGCAACGGTTTGAGGCGGTGTGTAGAGCCGCGGCCAGACTCATGTGTGATGGGGTTTACTTATTTAGTCCCGTTGCACACACGCACCCGATGGTTGTGATGGGTTCGCTGCCACATCATTTTGAGTACTGGCGGGAGTTTGACCTTCGATTTCTCATGATGTGTAGTTCTATCGCCGTGCTCAAGTTGCCGGACTGGTCCATGTCAAAAGGAATCATGCACGAATTGCGGATAGCCGCCGAGCGCCAGATGCCGGTGTGGTATCTAGAACCGCACATGATTCCAACGCCAACAGTTACGCAAGAGCGTAGGGTGCCGCACCGCAAGCCTCCTCTGAGGAGTCAAGGAAAGTGACCGTGAGAGACAAGAAAAACACGGCCCGGTTTTTCAAGTATATACGTATAGACCCTGAGACTGGGTGCTGGGTTTGGACAGGCCACCGAAACGAGTTTGGGTATGGGCGATTCAACTGTCAAATCAACAAGAAACAGGTGTGCTTCTATGCACACAGATGGATATACGCCGAACTCATCGGGCCAATTCCCGAGGGGATGCACGTGGACCACATTGTATGTGACAACCGGGCATGTGTCAATCCATTGCACCTTCGGGTTGTGAGCCCCACGGAGAACGACCGGCGCGCTAACGAAAAGAAGTGGCGCGAAGTCCGAGAGACGAAAGAGGGGGACGGCGATGGGTTACCGTACTGAGCAATTGGTAATCGAGAGGGTTCGGCTTGCCCACGAATGGCAGGCAACGAATGTGACTATCATGGACCAGACGGGTCTTTATGTTCGATATATCTGCCAGCGCTGTGGAGCAAAGGGCAGACGGTACGAGCACGACACAAACGTCCGGGGTAACAAGATATGCAAACCCAACGATAAGGAGCGAGAGCGTGACTAGCAAACATCATCCCAATTCGTGCCCCGCGTGCGGCCATACGCACAAGAGGCAACGGCTTGATGGAAAAAAGACGTTGGTATGTATGCGGTGCGGTGCTCTACACCGTCTCAAGGGTGTTGATACGGCGTCGTACCCGCCTCTTCCCAAAAAATCTGTGAATGTGGAGCCGGCAACCGTGCAGCCAACGATAGTAGTAGATATGCCGGTTCGCGCCGGTCCCTGCCGCAGGTTGTGGAACTGGATGGTGGGGAGATGAATACGAGAAGCCCGTATATACCTTCGTTCAAGAATGAACAACACGGCAGTCCGCATAAACAAGCGTAGATGTGGAGAGACATGCCACATACAGGCCCACTGGTTCCGGACGAAAGCCTCCCGATATGGGGAAAATGTTTGCTGCCTGATGGTACGACATCGAGATTTCTTTATACGGTGCAGATGGATGACGGTCTGCACGCACACCCAAAAGTTGTCGGCTACGTGTTACAGTTTCTAATGTGGTCGGACGACGGTTTGGGCATCGCGCTTACGTCATTGAACTAGAGGAGTCGAGATATGAAACTGTACACCGGCTACTTTGCCAAGCATGGTAAGTCCAAGCGCGCCGTCGCCATCACCCGACGAAAGCCGTCGTGGTTCAAGGGGCGGCATGAACCGAGACTCGCGCCAAGCACCGAACTGTTGGAGGCATGGCTTGGTACCGATATGACCAAGTCCGAATACGCCATACGGTTTCAGAAGCAATTGGACGCTCTGACTCCGCTCCAGATTGAGGACATCACGCGCGAAGCGCTCAAAGACGGGGACATATTGGTATGCTACGAAAAACCCGACAAGTTCTGCCACCGGCATCTTGTAGCCGAGTTCCTTCGGAAACTGGGTCACACAGTTAATGAGATGGACTAATGTCGCTACCCATCTACAAAGGTAAACTATCCCGGTCGCCCTACTATCTTGTGTGCATTGAGCCCGTCAGCGGGCGCAAACTGTTCAAGGCACTGTCCGGGGTTGAAGAAGTGGAGATAGTTGTAAACGATACCACTTTCGCTCTGAAGGGTGTACTCCTGACCGGCAAAGCGGCCACGCAAAAGAGAATGGAGTTGCGAGCCGCGGGGTACAAGGCGGATTAGCGCGCTTCTTTGACGCGCAACTCTGTATAACTGGGGGGCAGAGGAGGTGCAGAATGGCCGAGCACAAAGTAATCATCTTAATTCAATGCGGAGATAAGTACTGCGAGAAGTGCGATTACCGGCTTCTCGGTGATGGGGGAGCAATGGATTATTGTACCCTCTTTGAGGGGGAGGTATCATGGGACGGAACCGCCTTTCTGAGAGCGCCTGTGTGCATGGCGGCTGAACGGAAAGCCAAGGAGGTGAGCGATGACGATCGTTATCGTTAGGGTGCGGGAACAGTGGGACAAGAAGGTTGGATACCGCATTGTGAAGAAGTGCTGTCACACATGCGTCTATTCCCAACCCATAGACGCCCGTTCGTACGCGTGCCTGCGCGTCGGCGGAATGGTTGTCTCACCATTTGGGGTATGTAATCACTGGAAAGAAACCCCAACTGTCGACTGAGACGCGGAAGGAGAAGCCATGAGCGACAGAGGTGAGCAATGAACATACCGGACGGTGAATCAGAGTTTTGGGATGTGTTGATAACTCTGCTGATAATCGCCATGCTTCTGGCGGCGGCGTTTCTGTAGGAGGACGGAACATGGATGCCATCACGTGCGTTTTGGACGGCGTTCTTTGGGGTATCTTATCGGTAATGGGAATTATCTGCGTCACTGTGATAGTTACCAAGGTGGTGCTCTGCATGGTAAGGCGAGAGCCCCGACGGTGCACAGTAGCCCCCCGATACCGAAGCCCCGTACAGAGAATCATGGACAGGGCCAAAAAAGGGAGGTATGAAAGATGACTCCAATATGTGGGCATTGCGGATTGTTCTGCCGACCGGCCGACGAGTACACCGATTTCGGTTGCCCCGGAGACATGGAGCCGCCGGAATCTATCTTGCTATGTGCCAAATGTAGCAAGATAGCAGAGGACAAAATCGTGGCCGAGACTGTGCGCCCCATGAGACCGTACATCCCCTGGTTGCCCGGCAAGTTTCACCGTAACGCCATACGTAGATTAGGCATGGTGCTTGCCGGACCCAACATGGCGGCATGGTGTGAAGCGTTTTGGCCCGATGCTATCCCGAACGGGTACAAGGTATGGAGCAATACCCAATAGGTCCCATTAACCTGTAAGGATAAGAACCATGAAGCATCCGAGATATGAGTATTACCAGGACGAGGCCGGTCGGTGGCGCTTCAGAGTGAAGGCCGCGAACTGCCGCATCCTCGCGGACAGTGGTCAATCCTACCGAAGCGAGGGACACGTCTTACGGGCGATGGACAATTTCCGCGACACGGTGATATACGCGGCCCGGGAGTGTGTACGCGTCACAGGAAAGAGATAAGAGCATGAGTAAGACCAACAACGACACCACCAACCACCCCACTCACGGGTGCGCCAACTGCGGTCGCAAAGACCGTCCGCAACACAATGGTATATGTAATGGGTGCAGCCGGGATGGTATGGACATACGGGTATTCTCAAGAACCAATCGGGCAAGATGCGGAGAGTGGATGGGACCCAAGGATACACTGTTTCACCATATCATCGGTCTTGCCGGAGAGGTAGGTGAGTTATGCAACGCGGTAAAGAAGATGGACCGCGAAGGCCTGCCTGGACACGCCGCTCCAAGTCAAGAAGACGTGGCCAACGAAGTGGCCGACGTCTTTATCTATCTGGACCTTGTGGCAATGCACCTCGGCATAGACTTAGAGCAAGCGGTGATTCGGAAGTTCAACGCAACCAGTGAGAAGTACGGATTCAAGCATCGACTACCGTAAACCGAGGAGGGATAAACATGGCGCACGAAGGTAGTATACGTATGCCGTTCGGCAAGTACAAAGGCGAAGCACTCTCGGACATCCCCACCGAACATCTGGACTGGTGTATTGGTCAAGACTGGCTCAAGGACGACCTCAAGTCGAGCATCGACGCCCATTTGAGGACGCGCGCCGACTGGCTCCGGCAGGATGATGATTGATAACCGGCTATGTGCCGGTACTTCTATCATCCCATCTATATGTAATGTCCAAAGATAATTTCCTATTTTTGATTTGACACGGCCTACCTCTTGTGTCGATAATGCAGACATGCCTTTTCAGAAGGGACAAATCGCCAACCCTTACGGCCGCCCCAAGGGTACGTTCTGCGGTAGAATCCAAGCGTTGAATATACTGGATTCGATATGTGCAAACAAGAAAAACCAAGTGCTGCTCAAGGAAGCGCTGCAAGAGGAGTTTGAGGTAGACCCGTCTAAGTTCTTTAAGCAACTGATTATCCCGCTCTTGCCCAAACACCATGACATAACGAGTGCGGGTATGGCAATGTCTACCGTCACGCCCGAGCAAGTCCTTATAAAGATGGCTACGATGATGGCTCCGCCCCCGTCCAACAAACCAACCAACAAACCAACCAACAAACCAACCAACAAACCAACCAAGCGCGTGAGACTGAAGCCATGATAAGACGATATATCAACCCGTCTTATCGTGTGATGGGTACCAGCCCCGCGCCTACCGTGGCGTGGAGCCAGCACAAGTACCATCCTGAACAATACCGCTTGGCAACATCTACCAAGAAGTTTGCATATGTAACCGCAGGCCGCGGCTCCGGCAAGACCGAGATAGCCAAGCGCCGGCTAGTTGCATATCTAGCCGTCAAGAAGCCGTGGGACGACCCCCGTTACTTCTATGCGGCTCCCACATATGCACAAGCCAAGCGCATTGCTTGGCATAGCATCCTACGGCTAATCCCCACTGAGTGGATTGCAGCGAACGGGATAGACCGGTCGGAGTTGTGCATACGTACAATCTTTGGCTCCGAACTGTGGGTCGTGGGTCTTGACCGCCCCCAACGTATTGAGGGTGTACAATGGGACGGTGGAGTCATGGACGAATCTTGTGATATAAGACCCAAGACCTTCGACTTGTCTGTGCTCCCCGCTCTCTTGCACCGTAACGCTTGGTGCTGGCGCATTGGGGTTCCCAAGAGGTTTGGCATAGGTGCCGCCGAGTTCCGTAAGGCTTGGATGAAGGCGCGCAAGGGGGAATTGGAGGACTCAGACGGGTACACATGGTCCGGTGAAGACATCTTGCCGCCCGACGCTCTTAAGATGATTAAGAGCATGGTAGACCAGAAGGACTACGACGAACAGATAAGAGCCAAGTTCGTATCAACCGCCGGAGGTATCTTCTACGCCTTCGACGAGGACCGTAACGTAAGGCCGTGTACATATGACCCGAGCAAGCCCATTCTAGTAGGCTCTGACTTCAACGTAGACCCGATGTGTTGGGTGATAGCGCAGCGTCACGGCCCCGGTGATGTTGACACGGACTGGCTGGAAGTCATGGACGAAATCTGGTTGCGGGACACGAACACCCCGGCTACCCTAGATGTGCTCTGGGATAGATACCATACTCATAAGAGTGGGTTCGAGTTCTACGGGGACGCGACGGGCAAGGCCCGCAAGTCCAGTGCAAGCATATCGGATTACATGCACATCCGTAACGACTGGCGATTCTTGGATGGAGGCCGGGTCGTGCGGTACCTTAAGAGCAACCCGCCCAAGGCTGACAGGTTCGCCGCGTGTAACGGGTTGATATGTAGTGCGGACGATACACGCCGGCTTTACATAGACACAAGATGCAAGCATCTAATCGACGAAATGACTAGCCGGACATTCAAGCCCGGCACAAGCATCCCCGACGACAGTGACCTGGACGTGGGCCACATCACGGACGCATTGGGCTATCTCGTCTACAAGCAATTCCCAATCAGGTTGCGACTCACGAACCAGTACGAGGTTGCGATTACGGGCGCATAAGGAGGAATAGATATGTCCCGGAAGTCAGGCGGCAACGGCAGAGTCAGGCTCGCCCTCTCCAGTGAGGCACGGCAGGCCATCATTGGTCCCAACTGGATAGGTGAACCTATCTTGAAGGATGCCAAGGAAACCAAGCGTCCCCCTGAGGCTGTCGATAAGACTGAAGAGGCTGGGGAAATGACAGCCCAACAGGTTGTCGGCTCTGTGGGCATTGCCCTTGGAGGGATGCTCCCTGTAGCCATGCCCGTATCTGCAACCCAGTATCGCGTGATACGTAAGCACCCGACCGTTTCCCTCGTACGGCAATATCTAGCCGCGCCTATCCTTGCCGGGAGTTGGAGCGTCGATGCCGACGAGGACGCGCCGGACGAAGCCGTCGACCTCATACAGAAACATGTGCTCCCGTTGCGATACGACTATCTCATGGACTCCATCTTTGGGACGGTCGACTGGGGTTGGCAAGCATTTGAGAAGATATATGAGTACAAGGACGGGAGCATCGTCATAACCAAACTGAAGCCGTTACTTCAAGACCTCACGACGATTCTGGTGCTCAATGACACGGGCGCGTTCGCGGGGGTGCGGCAGGACTACCCGAGGCTGGTAACCCTTCTCACTGATAAGGTACTGCTGGTATCTTGCCGTGTCGAGGGGACCAATTGGTACGGCACCAGCCTGTTGGAGAATGTCCGGGGTGCGTACGACAATTGGAAAGATGTCAATGACTCGGCCAGTCGGTTTGACCGCAAGATAGCGGGCGCTCACTGGGTTGTCCACTACCCTCCCGGCAAGAGCGACTTCAGAGGTGTCCGTAACGTCGACAACGGTGAGATTGCAGACATCGTAATCGCTGCATTGGAATCGAGTGGCAGCATCAGGGTTCCCAACTCACTGGCCAACTTCGTGGACGAGATGAACACCAAGGCCGGGGCGACACAATGGATTATCGACATAAAGGAATCCAGCCCCGGCCAGACCAGCGGCTTCGTTGACCGGCTCAAGTATTGCGATACCCAGATGGTTCGCTCATTCCACATGCCCGAGCGGGTCTTGCTTGAAACGGAGTTTGGCACCAAGGCCGACGCCGGCACGCACAAGGACTTGGCAGTTACAAATCTCGAACTGTTGGACGGGCAATTCAGTTCGGCAATCAACACCCAACTGGTTGACCAGTTGCTCGCGCTTAACTTCGGCCCCGAGATGATGGGCAAGGTACGCATCAAGCCCAGTCCCCTCGTAGATGTTACCGCGCTCATGCTTGAAAGGATGTACACCCAGATTCTCGCCAACCCGCAGGGCTTCGTCGAGGAGGCCGGGAACGTTGACTGGGATGCAGTCAAGGACCGTCTTGATATACCGAAGTCTGCAACTACCACCCAGATGGGTGACCTCACGGACGAGTCAGAGGAGACGGAGGGCGGGGACGAAGACGGGTCCAATCAAGATAAGCCCATACCTGAGGGCATGGACACCAAAGAGATAAAGGAGGTGGCCGCGTCGCTCCGCCCTTTTGAGAGAGCCTTGCGGCTCGCAGGATTTGACCCCAGCCAAGTCAGAGACGAGTCGGGTAGATGGACAGATATGGGCGGGGGTGTCCATACGGTTGCTATGGAGCCATCTGCACGGTTCCAGAAGTCCAAGTATAGTTGGGCCAAGCCCATTCTTGAACGTCACAAGAGCGAAATTCAGAAGCACGGTAGGAAAGTTTCTCAGCCGTCCGCGTCGGCCCTTATTGAATACCAGAACTTTGGATATGAACGTGTTAACGGTGCCTTACGGCACGGTAGTTTCGGAGGGGCTCGGGACAACATGCGGGAAATCAGCGCGCTAGATAACGCAATGATTACTCCAGCACCGGAGTCGATGGTTCTTTACCGCGGTCTTCGCTCTACTGTTCTCCGGGGTCTGCGTGTTGGAAAGGTTTATACTGACAAAGGATTTATGTCCACATCTTGGGACCCCGATGTTGCCCTCCGGGGCGCGTCCGCCGCGGCGTACGAGTTGGATGAAGAAATGGTTTTAGATGTGCACGTACCTAAGGGATTCCCGTTGGCCTTTCCGTCCGCAATGGGTATCGGCGGCTGGCGTAGAGAGCGGGAGGTTATTCTGCCGCGCGGTACAAGATATATAGTTCGCTCAATAGACCGGGGCTATCATGGTGGCCCAGAGGTCGAGGTATTCCCGCCCAAGGGAGGGTTTAAGAAGACGAAAGTGGTGGCCGCAAGTCTTACAGAAGACGCAGACCCCGGAGAACAGTTTGGCGACGAGTTGACGGATTGTGATAAGTCGTGGGCCGAGGTCCTTGAGTCGGCAACAGGCGACGATGTGTTGTCCCTTGCAGGATTCGACCCGAGCCAAGCCAGGGACGAAGATGGCAAGTGGACCGCTCTTGGTGGTGGGGGTATTGAGACCCATCTAAAGCAAGGCGGCAAGTTACCAAAGCATATCACCCAGCGCATACCTCCGGCATGGACTGATGTAGAAATCAATCTCAACCCCAACGCCAGGAACTACGTGCGCGCCCGCGACGCGAAAGGGCGCCGGCAACTGATTCAGAACCCCGCATTTGTACAGGCCCAGAGTGATTCCAAGTTTACACGTGTACGCTTGTTGGACTTTGCAAAGATTCACGCCGAGACCGTCAAGGACGCCAAGACCGATGAGGCCGCCGCGGCGTTGCTCTTGATACAAGAGACAGGCATCAGGCCAGGAGGAGAGAAGGACACAGGGGCAGACGTACAATCGTACGGGGCTACTACACTACTCGCGGAGCACGTCAAAAAGGGCGGCGCTTTGTTGACATTCATTTCTGGTAAGTTACACCATGACCCCGACAAGCCGCCTAAGACAATAGACATGCCAATATCAGACCCCGTTGTTCGGGTCATGCTCAAAGAACGCGCCGCACGCGCGGGCAAGGGCGGGCGTCTGTTTAACACTGACGATACCAAGTTGCGAGCGTACACGGATAAATATGGTGCTCATCCCAAAGACTTCAGGACCGCAGTAGGAACGGCCACAGCCGTGGCGGCAATTAAGGAACTAGGCCCGCCGCCCAAGCCAACGGGTGATGCAAAGAAGGACATGAAGGCTTACAAGAAACACGTGGCGCTGGTGGCCAATCGCGTGGCCGCAAAACTTGGCAATACGCCAACCATTGCGCTACAGTCATATATCGACCCAAAGGTATTTCTCCCGTGGCGAAAGCCACTAGTCGCGAGTTTGGCGGGCTATGACCCCAGCCAACCGCGTGACGGGAGCGGTAGGTGGGACGAGACCGGGGCGGGCAGCGCTGTCAGTGGTGAAGACAAGTTGACGTCTTCGGTCAAGCGGTTTAAGACGGGCGACGAGTGGATGCACGCGATGCCGCTGCGCGCTTCGGGTCTAATATATAACTGGGTAGACGACACATCACGAATAAAGGATGACGAGAGCGCGACAAAGAAGTTCGAGAGTATTATAGCACGCGCCCCTCACCCGAGAGCCACCCTATATCACGGGGCCGCTTTTGCTCATTGGCATACAAGGTTTGCCAAAATACGGAAGGGTTCCGTAATTACCGTTGAACGTCCTTCATCATGGACGTCGATGCGAAGTGTAGCACAATCTTTTGGCAGAGGAGGGGTCGTTTTCAAGGTCAAAACCAACAAGGCGGCGGATATACGCGTTTTTAACCAAGAAGAGGGTGAGTTCATTGTTCCCAGAGGAACAAGGTTCAAAGTTGTAAGCATAAGGAAGGGTAGATATGAGATGTTCGTCAAACTAAAGGAGGCGTCGTGATGAGTAAAGACCGATTCACGGACTCGGACGACCTTGAAGTCGAGCCGGGTACAGATGTTGACATTGAAGACGGAGGTGTCGACGATGAGCCGACGGACTTTTTTGAGTCCGATGACGTCGAGCCGTTGGCCCTCGCACACGACGACGACGACGACGACAACGACCCGGACGACGAGTTGCTTCCGGAGACTGACCCGGAAGTTATTGCAACACTTGGATTCGACCCTCTCGACGAGTTGGACCTGCTAGAAGAGGGTGAAGTGTTGCAGTTAGCGGGATATGACCCCAGCCAGCCGCGCGACGAGGGTGGTAAGTGGACGGACGGCGGAGGTGGCGGCGCGCCGTCTACTGATGAAGAAGGGTTAGGCGTGCCCCCGAAGAACGCGCCGGAACAATGCAAAGATTTGTTCAGGGCACGTTGGCGCGCATATCAAAATCTACGTAAGGCCAAGACTGCCGAGGACAAGGTCAAGAACCAAGCGGCTTTCGACAAGGCTACAGCCGACCTTGAGCAAGCCAAGAAGGAGCACCCTGATTGGTTCGTGAAGTCGGAAGAAGACAAAGCGCGGTGGCGCAAGGCCAAGGAAGACAAGCCGGGACGTATCAAGAGTGGTAGAGGCGACACTCCGGACTACATGAGGATGGGTGCGATTGAATTGGAAGAAGCATTTAAGAAACGGTTTTCCGCTAAGCAGTTCGACGCCAGTGGCCCGGCCGCACTTGTGGTTGAGGGGGACCCGACTGGTGGTAGCCGACACGTCCAAACGGCTAAATATATAGCAGTGGAAGCCGAAAGAGTCGACGCTGAGTTCCCGGGCGTTGATTTGCGTATCAATTCTCCGTTTTCGACCGTCATAGAGCCAGTATCACGTGTGGACGGTCAATATCTGGGAACATACTCCGCCCTGGGGAGTAGGATTCGCATTGCCGGCAAAGGCGGAGACATATCCGCAAAAGAAGAACCGTTTACAATAGGTGCTTTCCACGCCACTCACGGGGATTCCAGCACGTGGCGGCACGAACTCGGCCACCATATCCAGTCTACCGTTGTGCAAGACAAGGCTCTTGACGGGAGATGGAGTGATATGTACGTAAAGCACTCCAGCACGTGGTGGGAAAAGAAGGTGTCCCGTTACTCCGCTACAAATCACCGCGAGGGGTTCGCGGAAGCGTTCGCGGTGTATACGTCGCCGCTCTATGACCACGCCCATCCCGCGCTTCCGAGAGAGATACATAATTTCATGAAACAGGTTACCGGACACATAGAAGAGGGTGAAGTGTTGCAGTTAGCGGGATATGACCCCAGCCAGCCGCGCGACGATAGCGGCAGATGGGATGAGACAGGGGCAGGCGGTGGGCGAGTGCTTGCGCTGCCTGTACCTCCTAAGAACGCGCCGGAGGCGTGCAAGGATTTATTCCGTGCGCGTTGGAAAGCATATAGTAATCTACGCAAGGCCAAGACTCCGGAGGAGAAGGCCGAGAGACAAAAGGTTTTCGACAAGGCCACGGCGGACCTTGACCAAGCCAAGAAGGACCATCCGGACTGGTTTGCCAAGTCAGAAGAGGACAAGAATAGATGGCGCAAGACGAAAGAGCCAAAGGAACCGAAGGAACCGCCGCGCGTTGAAGAGGGTGCCCAGTCGGATTTTCACGCGCTTCATAGCGGGCAAGCGTTGTCGGAAGAGTATGGAAGACGCTTCAAGACTACCGGGGGTGACAGTAGCAAACTGTTTATGGATGAGGGTGACAGTGATTCGTTCATAACAGCCCGGCACGTGGCTGCAAATATGGAACGTATGAATAGTGAATGTCCTGGTCTTGGGCTGTCGTGGCGCGGACCTGTGTCCGTTTCTATTACAAAAGGGGAAACCGTCCACATCCCCAAAACATGGTGGGCGAGTGAATCTTCTGATGCGTGGGGTACATATGCGGCCGCGATGGGTGGAACTATAAGGATGGGTGCCCGCGCTGATTTTACTGAGCAAGAATTGCCAATAACGGTTGGAAGGTTCCACGCCGCCAACGGCGACGCAAGCGTATTTAGACATGAGTTGGGGCATCATGTTGAGTTCGGTCTACCAAAAGAGGTTAATGAAGAGTGGCGTGTTATGTACCACACTAGGGACGCGCCCCAAGGCGGTGAATCACCGGCGCGCACCGCTTGGTGGACCAAAAAGGTTTCGAGTTACGCGGCTACTAATTATCAAGAGGGGTTCGCGGAAGCGTTCGCCGCTTACACGTCACCGTTGTACAACCATGAGAAACCCCAACTCCCGAAAGAAGTGCATGACTTTATGAAGAAGATAACCGGGCACAAGTAGATAGGAGACCGAACATGCTTGGCGAACCGAAGTGCTACACCAGAAATTGTACGCATTTTCAAGGGGTCAAGAGCGACGCGACGGACGACGAGCCGGAAAAGAACGAGCGCAACGTCTGCGATGCGTTCCCCGACGGCATCCCCAACGAAATCGCTTACGGGGACAACCCGCACACCGGGCCGGTTGAAGGCGACAACGGTATTACATATGAAGTGGCGCGTCATGCGGGTGCGTCCGATGTGCCGGAAGACGAACCTGGGGAAGACTAGTGCCAAAGGTAACCAACAAACAGAGACACCAGGCGCGCTTGCACCTACGGGACACGCGCGCATATGAACTCCTGGCCATACGCCTGGCCGCGCGCGTGGGCCTGCGCGTGCAACGCCGGGCACTTCAGGGCTACAAGCGCCAAGAGCAAGACTGGGCCAAGCACGCGCTGGATGTGTTCACAGAGGTCAAGCCGGTGCTTGTAGACGCGGTGATGTTGGCATATTTCAGGGGGTTGATTCGCGGTAATCTGTCCGGCGGAAAGACCCTCGCGCTTGCGCGGGGGTTCAGCGCCCTTGACCGCGCAGTGGACGCCGCCGCCGCCCGGCTTAAGGTGAGTAATCGAGTTGTGTCTGCGCTTGCTAGACTTGCAGACGCACAAGCAATCAAGGTGTTGGATGGCGTGCGTGGAGCCGTCGAGAAAAAACTAGAGGCCGCAGTTGTAGAGATAACCCGGCAAAACCTCCATGTCGATGCGGGGGTTAACCTTCTGCGCAAAGCCTTCTTTGCATCCGGCATAAAGCCCACCAACTCATTTCAACTAGAGGCGATATTTAGAACCCAGACACAACTGGCGTACCAGGCCGGACGTTGGCAGGCAAACCAGGAGCCGGAGATTCAGGAAATCTTATGGGGATATAAGTATGTGACAGTTGGCGACGACCGTGTAAGACCAAGCCACCAACTGCTGGAGGGTGTGACGCTTCCCAAAGACCATCCCTTCTGGTTGACAAACTGGCCACCTAATGGCTGGGCGTGCCGCTGCCAAGCCATTGAGATATTCGACGAGGTCGATGTGGTCGAGCCGCCAGATGTGACGGAGATAGACGGGGAATGGGTTGTGCCTGGTGCCGACGAGGGATTTGGGTACAACGCAGGTGAGTTGTTCCGGGCGTTTCTAGTCTAGGAGGACAGTAGATGCCTATTCCGCAACATGTGCCGATAAGTGAGGTGGCGAGCAAACTGGCGTGCAGTGAGGATACCGTACGCCGCATGATTCGGTCCGGCAGACTCCCCGCCATACGTCTTAACGGTGGGTACAGAGTGGACGAGGCGTCCGTGCTCGCGCTCGCGCTCACGCAAAGCCATGTAAAGAAGCCCGGTAAATGACATGGTATGCAAATGTACGAAAATTGTGCACGCGTTCAGGAAACTACTTGCCGGCGCTTCGTGAATGGTCGATAATGCTTACTGAAGAGTGGGACCGTTGCGGAGAGATGCTCATGCGGCCTTGGCGACAAGCAGAGGTATAGTGATGCCACACATAAGCAAACACGAGTGGCCCGAGAGCGCCGCCTTGTGCTTTGTCTACAAGGGCAATGCTGCGGTCGCTCTTTCCGCCGAGACGGTTGAGGAAGGCCATCCTGTCCGATTGTTCCGCAAGGGACTTATCAAGATTGGCGACTGGTTTAAGAGCGCGGACAATCTCTCATTCACAGTTACCAATGAGTCCCTCCAGCATTGGGCAAGGACGTTCAAGGAAATGGTGGCCAACGCTGTCGCCGTTCCCATCATGCTTGGCCACACGCTGGAGGCTGACAAGAGCAGGGGCAAACTTGTAGATGTGTTCGTGGATGGGGACGAACTGGTTGGCGTACTGAAGATGATAGGGCGGGACGGCATTGACCTGGCCCACAGGACGGATGTCAGTATCTACTCCCCGCCCTCGTACGTCGACGGCAAGAAGAACACTTACCGCTGGCCCATCACCCATGTTGCTGTGTGTGTGGACCCGGTAATCACAGGGCTCTCCGAGTGGAGCGCGGTGGCGGCATCGCTATCGCCGGCACTCATGTTGATGGATGCACAGGCCAAAAGGAGCGACGAAATGGACTGGTCCAAAATCAAGGCGGCGTTGGGTATCACTGAGGACATGGCAGACAAGAATGCGGAGGCGCTCATTCTGTCCCATGTCGAAAAGTTGGCCGTGGACAAAAAGAAGGTCGACGACGACATGGCCGCGCTGAAACTCTCGCACGCCGGGCGCACGGTCGACCCGCTGTTGGTCACCCTCGGCGCTGAGAACAGAACGGCACGTCTCAATGCGTTGGTGGCCGGTGCCAAGATTACCAAGGCCGTCCGCGACGGCCTGGAGGGCATCTTCATTGGTAAGGACGGTGCCGCCCTTTCGCTGACTCTCTCACGTGCACCTGTTGGCGATTCGGACCCCGACCGGTTCAACGCGCTCTGTCTGGAACTGGCCAAGAATGACGTGGTGGTGCTCAAGGAACAAAGCGGAGCCCAGTTGCTCTCGCTGGCCGGGGGCGGCGGTGCACCCGGCAAGGCCGACCTGGTGAAAGACGCCGAGGCAAGAGCCGCGGCCGCAAAAGCCTAGACCCGTCAACACGAGTTGATGGGATACTGTTAGCACCGGACAAGGAACCAGAAGGAGAGTAGACATGGCCCCGTACGAAGAGGAAGGCTCGCACCTGAGCGACGTAGTTGCATGGGAAGAGGACAACGATTACTCCCGTGCAAAGGTCACAATCGTCGCCAGCGAAGTGGTGGTACTCGGCACGATTCTGGAGGCGGTTTCGGGTGGCTACAAGGCCTGCGCGACCGAAGCGAACGCGTGCGCCATCGCGCTCGCCCCCGCATCGCCCGGCTCCGGCGAAACCATCGACATCCCTGCAATCGTGCGCGAGGCCAAGGTGTTGGCCGACGGCCTCGACTACGCCACCGATTCTTTGACCGAGCCCGAAACGAACGCCGCGCTTCTGGCAAAGGGCATCGTGGTTGAAGCGACGGTTGACTAGACCAACGGCGGACTAAGCGGTTAGTCCACTGCCGTATATTGATGTGAAGAAACGGTAGCCGGGTGACAAGGAGAGAAGCCATGCCTGTGACGCTAACGGACGTTTTCAATTCGGACACCTTCAAGGTAACGACCTTGACGGACTCGTTGACCAAACTACCCTTCAAGCCGTCGAGAATCGGCGCGATGGGCCTCTTTCAGGCGAGTGGCATCCCCACGACCACACTCGTCGTTGAGGAGAGGGATGGACAACTGGTACTTATCCCGACGCAACCTCGCGGCGCGCCGTCCAACAAACTGGCCAAGACCAAGCGCAGGGCGCGGTCGTTCCAAGTCGTGCACCTGCCGCTGGAGGACACCGTGCTCGCGGACGACGTCCTGAACGTCCGCGCGTTCGGCTCAGACCAGCCAATGGCCGGGGTCAACCAGGTGGTCAACGACCGACTTATGGTGATGCGTCAAAGCCACGAAGTCACGCTGGAATACCAGCGGCTTGGCGCGGTGAAGGGCGTTATCGTGGACGCCGACGGAGCCACCGAGATATACGACCTCTTCGCTGAGTTCGACATCGCGGCTCCCACCATCGACTTCCTGCTCGACGTCGACACAACCAGCGTTCGGCAGCGAATCATTGCCCTCAAGCGGCTCATGGAGGCCGCGATGGGTGCGTCGATGTATGACCATATCCACGCCTTTTGCGGCGCGGATTGGTTCGACGCACTCATTGACCATCCTTCGGTCTATGACGCATATGAGCGCTTCCGTGACGGTGAGGCGCTCCGCAACGACCCGCGGAAGGGCTTTGAGTTCGCGGGCATCACATTCGAGGAATACCCCGGCACGGTCTCCGGCACCAAGTTCGTGGCCGACAACAAGGCGCACTTCTTCCCCGTCGGCGTGCCCGGTCTGTTCGTCACGAAGTTCGGCCCGGCCGACTTTATGGAGGCCGTCGGAACGGTGGGACAAGCGCTCTATGCTAAGAGCATGTTGCTCCCACTTGACAAGGGTATCCTTCTGCATACCCAGAGCAATCCGATTTCGCTCTGCACGCGGCCCGAAGTGCTCTACACCGCCACTGAGTAACCGACGGTGACCCCGGTCGGTGCGGGGAGTGCCCGCATGCCCATCGCTCTTGCGGCGCTCCCCCACCTTTTATAAGTGAATAAGGGACCGTGAGGTCGAATCGACCCGACTTCACACATAGGGAGTGGACACATGGCCACACAGAACTGGTTTCGTCGTATGCTTACGATGTACGGCTCGGTCGGGGACGGAGCCGTGACTGAGGGCAAAATCGGGGCGGCCGCGGTAACAAACGCCAAGATTGGGGCTCTCGCCGTCGCCGCCGCGAATCTCGCCGCCGACGCGGTCACCACTACCAAGATTATCGACGCCGCCGTGACCCGCGGCAAACTCGCCGTGTACGCGGGCGCGGGCGCAACCCGCCGGATTCGTATGCAAGATTGGAGATTGCAGACCCTTCTCCAACTCGCAGCGGCCGCCGACGGGACCCACCTCGGGCTCGCCGCAGGGACATACGGCACGAATGGACCCGAGTTGATTGGGTCCGTCGCCAACGCCAACTCCAAGACTGAGAAGGCGCGCATGGTCCTGACGCTCCCTCCCGAGTACGTCGCCGGAAGCAATCTACTCATGCGCTTCCGTTGCCGTGTCAATGGCAGCGCATTCGTTGCGCAGACCATCGACCTCTCCGTGCGCAAGATGGACGCCGAGGCCGGTATTGGGGCCGACCTCGTGGTTGAAAATGCGCAGGCCATTCCGGCTGCGTGGGGGCTTGTCGACTTCACCGTCACGGGTGCAAGTCTGGGCGCTGGCGATGAACTCGACATATTGCTGACACTCGCCGTCAACGATACCGGCGGCACACTGAACAAAAACGCCGAGGTCGGGCTCGTCATTATGGGCTGCCCCGAAACCGTCTAGGCGCCGCGTCGGCGGGTAGGGTGCGCGCCCCGGCGCCGTCGCCATCCGGCGACCGGGGCGCCACTTAAAAGGAGACGGAGACATGAGTTACCAACCGCGAACACTGCCGGGGTCGTTTCTTGACGGACCCCGATATGTAAACGTCACTGACGAGGCGCTGACACTACAGGAGTTGCTCTACGCCGAGCAAACCCAGTGGGTCACTGACACCGTCACGGTCCTGGGCGCTGTAGTAGTTCCGACTGTTGATAACGGACACTGCTACATCTGTACCGCAAGGGATGGGGACTTCAAGACTGGTGCACAAGAACCGACCTGGCCACTCAAGGTCGGGGAAACCGTCGTAGACGACAAGGTGACCTGGACATGCACACTTGTTGGTATGCTCAACCCAGGACTGAAGGTTCTTACCCTCATTCCCGAGGGGGAAGTCCTGTGGGCACAGGGTGACGCCGATGCAGACTCGCCCGTGCTTCCCGAAAGCGGGGTCGAGATTGAGTGCTCGTCCGTAGAGATTCAACTGCGTACATTCTTCTCGGCCGAAGCCGCCAAGATGCAAGTCCTACAAGGAGGATAGAGCCATGAAAATCGGTGGCTACAAGCCGGCGACGATTCCGCCAAGCCATATCCTTGACGCTCCTTTTTGGCAGGACGCCCCTGACATCCGTAGAAAGTTTAGCAACGGCATACAGGGCATTTGGGCACCCGCCAACCTCACAACCCATCCCTTGTATGGTGCTGCAATACTCTACAGCAAAAAAGGTATCATGCTGAAAGGTCTTGAGGGGTGTTATTACTCTATTGCACAAGCGGCGCAAACACCACTCGGCCATGCGACAGTGGACGGGGCCGGCAACATCTTCGTCCAGACGTCCGCTGGGCTGGAGAAGTTTGCGTGGGCCACGAAAACCTGGTCGACAGTTATTGCCATAGCGACATACTCAGGATTTGGGTACCTCAGACGGGGTATCGTGGACCTCGGCGCTGGTAAGATGCTCTTGTTCGGATATGAGAGCACATCAGTTCCGTACTTCAACAAGATACTGTATTCGTCTGACTATGGAGCCACTTGGTCCTTGCACATCGACCCGACCTCCACGAAGTTCCACTGGCACGGAGCGGTAAAGGTAGGAACTCGCCTGTTGGCCTTCCGAGGGGACTCTTATACCTCGGCGGCCATATGCGTGTGTGATGATATTGCCGACTTCATCGCCAACCCGGCAACATGGGCGACGCGGTGGGGTCTCGACTCCTTGGCGGCACACGACGAGGCTCCCGAGCCTTTGGAAGGGTACGGGATAGTTGGATGGGTAACTGGGCAACGTTCGGACCAGTCTCTACGCGTCCTTGATGTGGTAGCCAATGAAGCGGGGGACTGGGGATACTGCGGTTCCGACGGCTCGATTGCGGGAGACCCGACAAGCGCTGTCTGGTCCAAGATTCCCTTGACGCCCGGGCAGTTCCAAGCAAAGAGGGTTGGCACCGGACATCATGCTGGCGCGGCCTTCTACGGTCTGCGAGTTCCTGAGTCCGACTGCGGTGTTGAAGGTGGACTTATCTTGATAGGAACGTCCTCACAGGCGCTCGGGCCGGGTCCAAACATCTTCTTCCCGTACTCGGATAAGTACAGCCGCATCTACGCTCTTGAACCTGACGGCTCTAGGTTCCGCGAGATACTTCGCTTAGAGCGGGCGGACCACGATGATGCTTCATTTAGTGGCATCGCAACCCTGAACTTCTACAACTGGTATGGAGCCATCGTCGGGTATTGTGACATCGCCATTGACCGAGAGTGGGACCACTCAACCCTGCACCCGAGGAACAACTACCTCTTTGTAGGTAGAGTCATCGCAGATAACCGTAACTCAAATGGACAGATGTTGCGGTATCCCCACGACCGTATGGCCAACTTCCGATTCCTGGAAGGCATCAACCTCCTGGCCAACGGACAAATGGCATCTGTGGCTAAGTGTGATGCAACGCCATATAGTGATGGTTGGAAGAAGGCCAGTGCCACCTCGGCCCAGGAAACTACGCTCGCCCCACCGTACGGTCAAGGTTACTGCTTGAAAATCACGCCGACGCCGGGGGCGACTGATGCCAGGGTGTTACAATGGCTCCCAATGACCATGACTCGTGAGTTGGCAGGTCAATACGTAACGCTGGAGGGTTATATTTGGCTTCCCAACTCGGCCATTCCACAATCGCAGAAACCGGGCATTCAGTTTACCTTCTCTCGTGCCGCTGATGGGTATGCCCTATCCGTCACAGTGGACGAGTGGTTCAACACCGCACCCGATTGGGACGGAGCGTGGCACCGCTTCAAGAAAACCCTGCTCATCATCCTGCCGACGGGCGACAACATCCAGGCCACCCTATATGCCCATCTTGGTGTAGTTCATGCGACGGACCACGTACCCATCTACTTCGCCAACGTACGGATGAGTATTGGTGTGGTAGGGCTTCCTGCTGATTGCATTAGCAGAGACACCATCGACGAAACGACCTACAACCTTTAAGGAGTGCACCGGTGAGCACCGAGATTGCCAACTACGGGATTGCAGGCGCGGTCATTCTTGTGGTAGGCATGTTCCTTGCATACCTCAGGTATTGCCAAAAAACGGACCGCGAAGAGCGCGAGAAGGAACGAGAGAATTGCCGAAGGGAACGGATAGAGGAGCGCGACAAGTTGACCAACATCATTGCCAATGACCTTGCCCACGTGGGCGAGAGTCTTGTCAAGGTTGGAACGGGACTTGACAAGGTCAACGCATCACTTGACGAGAATACAAGAGTACTACGGGACCTTAATAACTGAACGGGAGGTGTATCGTGGAAGGCATGACGAGTTGGGTTGTAGATAACTGGGTGCCGCTTGTAGTCGGCACGTTCGTTGCGGCCCGTATCCTGCTTCTCTTGGCTACCGCAATCGCCAAGGCCACCGTGACAACCAAGGACGACGAGGTGGTAAGCGGTATCCAAAAGATTTTCGACGCAATCGTGGGGGTGCTCAAGGTTCTGGCCCTGCACTTCAAGACCGACGCGTTGGACCCCGCAACCGAAGACATCAAGAAGAAAGTCATCAAGAAGGGTACAGGTGTGACGGGTATCTTGCTCTTACTGTCCGCGGCAGTCGTCCTGGCCGGGTGCCAAGCGCCCGTTGCGCTGCGCGAGGCCCAAGTCATTGAGGTTGTCGCGCTTCAAGGCCACTTGGCCAACGACGTTCGTATCCAGCAAATATGGGAAAATGTCTACGCGCGCACGCGCGACGCAGACATCGACAACACTACCCAAATGGCCATCGACCTCATTATGGAAAAGAGCCAAGAGGCCGGGGTCAAGCCTGAGGTTATCGGTCAAATGGTTACCGACCTTCTCGCCAACAGGGATAAGGCCAAGGGGGACACCGCGAAGATGCAAGCCAAGATGCGGGAACTCGTGGCGCTGAACAAGGATGAAGTTACCAAGGCCCTGCAGATACACGGGAAGGTATCTGAATGGCTGAAGGCCGGATTAACTGGTGACGCTCTCCAAGGCGCTTTCGACATGGTGAACGCACTTTTGCAGAGTACCAAAAAGGATAAGGGCGTTGTCGAGGCGACGCCCGTACCTTCGGCAGAGACCCCTGCGCCTCCTGCACCTTGACGCGTGGACAATCGCCTGCGAGAGCGTGGGCAGTTACGGGCATATAGAACAAGGAGACTTATCGTGGCAAAGACCATCGAAGAACTGTTTGGCCATCTTCACACGTCGGCCGCCGAAAACGTGGCCGAGATTGACGCGGTGAAGGCCAAACTCGACAACATGTCCCAAGATGTTGTCGACGCCATATGCACCCGGCTTGGCGTCGAGGTGCAAGACAAGGAGAGCCTGGCAACCCTGGTGACGGCGATTGGGCAGGGTGCCCAGATTCTCAAGGAGTTCGGTCTACTGTCCGTTCTGTAGAGGTGGACAATGGCATACTGTGAACGCGCCGATGTCGAAGACATTTTTGGCATCGGAAATATCAAGGTATGGGCAGACCTTGATAACGAGCAAATCGCCGCAACGGTGTGGGCTGCGGAAACCACCTACGCCGCCGGTGTATATGTAACTCCCACAACTGCAAACGGTTTTCTGTATTTCACAGATGCAGGGGGTGACTCCGGCAAGACCGAACCGAAGTGGCCTGATGGTGAGGGCGAGACGGTTGGAGATGGGGACATTACATGGACCGCAGTGGTTGACCAAATCACGGCACGTATCAATCGTGCTATCGAAGCGGCCTCCGCGGAGATTGACGACCGTTTCCGTCGAAGTGTCTACGTAATTCCATTTGTCCCGGTTGACGGCGCTGAGCCTGCGGTGTTCCCAACAACGCTTGTAAATATCTGTGCCACACTCGCGGGTGTTTGGTTGTACGAGGCCCGCGGTGTGCAGGACTTCGACCCCGCGACCGGCTCGCCCGTGCATCGGCAGGCGTGGAAGCGCAACCACGCCCTTGGCATAATTAAACAGGTGTTGACGGGTACAATGGACCTCGACTGTGAGAGGGGCGGTACCTACACACCGGACGCCGTGGTTGAAGACGACGAGGACGACGAGTGAAAATCTCCGTACGAATAGACACGCGTCGACTGCGGAACGTTGTAGAAATGATGGTCCGTGGTATGAGTGGCGCTGGCGGGGACGGCAACCCCATTGATATGGCTTTCCGACAATGGGCTGTGCGGTATCGCGCGGCAATGCAAGACCGGTTTGACATATTTAGCAAAGGCGGCGGTGATTGGGCGCCTCTCGCCAGGTCAACCATTCTCGCACGCCAGCGCCAGCCGCTTACCCGCCTTCGGAGGGAGTACGTTGCCGGTGCGTTGTTCAATAAGGCAACGGGACATCCGCTTACCGAAAAAGAGTACGCACGTAAATACAAAGCCGCGCGCGGCCGTATCAGGCGCGCGCGGGCGAAGGCAACGAAGAGTGGGACATTCGGCGGCAAAGTGTCCATTCTTAGGGACACGGGTACTCTTATGAATACCTTGTCGCCTACTATCGCGGTTCCGGGCCAACTAGAGGAGCGCGTTGATAGTGGGATTCTCGTTGGCATAAGTGGCGGCTCGCACCCCAAGTCTGGAGGTCTGACCATAGGTGAGTTGGCCGCATACCACCACTTCGGCATGGGAAATAATCCTACGCGCGAGATTTTGGTCAGGCCTGACCAAGAACTGGCCAACAAGATGGCTGGTGACCTGGCCAGGGCCGTCAAGACAGTGATGAGGAGTGCGGGCCGTGAGTGACCCATTCACAACGCTATATGACGCGCTTTGGTCGATGCTGGAGGCGCACACCGGCTTTACGGACCTGGTCAAGGTGGGGAATCGAGTTAAGTTCACGGGTGAGGTTCGTGACCCTGTGAAACCCGAGATTAACACCGCCGACCTTCCCGAGGTTCGGCTCGTCCCTCTGGGCGGCGACCCGCACTTGCAGCGCACAAGTAACGGTACATCGGTACGAAAGCGCTTTGGTATCGAGATAACAACGGGAGATAAGCGCGTCGACGCGGCGTTGTTCCCAGTCGAGTGGGAAATCTTCCGCGCGATGTCCAACTGGGCGTCCGTTCTGACGGCGCTGACGTGGAACAGCAAGACATATGTTAAGTTGTGTAGACCACTTAGCATGACCGAGGGAGAGAGCAACCCCGAACTGAACAGGGGCATATCGGGATGGTCTCTTGTCTGGGCGTGCGAGGTGGAACTGTGGTTTACAACGGCAGATATGTTGCCGGCACAGGACTAGGAGGACTGAATCATGGGAGCGCTTAACGGAATCGCTGGGGCAGTAAACGGCGTCAACACGGTGCGCACGTGGGACATTGCCACGTCCGCAGACATCCAGAAACTTATCGCGAGCAACACGAAGGGCGGGCCTGCCCGGTTGATTGGTAACGAGGATTGGCGCGGCTCGTACAAGGCATATGGCCATACGCCCATTCTTTTGCCAGGATACGCGGGTGCGTTTCTTGGCAGTTTCGACGGCGCGAATGGGGTGAGCGGCGACATTGTCGTTGACCGCGCAACTATCAACATCCCTATTGAGGCAGGTGGCCCAATAGAGCACACCGTTGATTTCAGCGGGAATGGCGCGCTGGATTTCGGTGCGGCGGTTGTGGAAGACGAGACAGACCCGGAGATATACACATCTATCGGGTGCAAAGTGATGTTGGGGACGGTCGCCAATCCGGCTGTCTGGACAAAGGAGGTTGACAACGTCCGCGCGGTGTCGCTGGTCCTTAACGCGGACAACGTGAAATATGTAAGTAGCGGCACTGGTGGGAAGACGAAGCGGCTCCCCGGCAACATCGACGCTTCTCTATCCATTAGTGTGTACGAGGGTGACCCCACCGAAATCATCGTGCCGAACACGCTTTGGGGAGTCAGACTCTACGTGAACGCCACGGAGTACTGGGAACTTTTGTGGGCGCTCTTCAGTGAGGCGTCCGGCGTTGAGGTTGACCGTGAGTCTGCCGCAATGATAGGTGCAACACTCAATGCGGCGTTCAACGGCTATACCAAGATTCAGACAGTTGAAACCGAAGGACATATCTTGGACCCGGCCAGCGAAGCGTGGTGGCCCACAGCGTAACGGAGAAAAACGATGTTCACGCACAGACGGGATGTAAGTTATGAAGGTACGGCAGGTACCCTGTCCACGTACCGGACGCAGTCGGCGGAATCCGAGCACGAAATCTCCATCGACATCCCTGCGGCGGCGGACCAGCAAGAGGTCGCTTTTGCGTTGGACATAACCCAACTCAAAGGCTTCTTCATGTCTGCCGACGGTCCCCTCACGGTCGAGACGAACGTCGCGCTCGCACCCGACGACACGTTTAGTCTCTTGGAAAACGAACCTGTCCACTTCTTGGCAGGAGGTACCCCTGCCGAGGACAACCCGTTCACGGTGGACGTCACCAAGTTGTTCGTGACCAACCCGAGTTCGGGGGTTGCCGTCCACCTCGACATCCGGGCACTAGTCGACCCGACGGTATAAGGACATAGAGACATGGACCCTGCGGCCGCGCCCGCCGAGATTACACTCGGTGAAGGCAAATACCGAATGTCCCCTCTTACTGACCGGGACATATCGGAACTGGATAACTGGCTTCGCGTGCAGACCCTTCGGCTCGCGCGCGAGTCGTGCGCGGGCGCGGACGACGACACAATGGACCGTGTCATGCGCGTGGCGTTTACCCATGTTAATGAATTGACATGGACGGGTCCGAGCGGCCGGGCGTTAATGGGAACCATCGACGGCGTCGCCCGCCTCGTGTGGCAAACCATCAAAGCACAACATCCGGATATGACACACGACAAGGTACGCGTATGCTTGCTCGACCCAAGAACGCTATCGGCCGCGATAGACGTCTTCGATATGCTCAACGGTGTCATACCGAAAAAAAAGGGGGCGACGCCGGACCCTCCAAAAAACGGGACCGCACCGGAGAGCGGGAGCGAGTCTACCGAGAACTCTCCGAGCGGTACGGATGGACCCCAGAACAAATTGCAGACATGACCCCGGCTCAACAGTCGATGTATCTAAACGGTGAGCCGTTGAAGTTCGGTACAATGCGCGAGTATCTGGCCTGGAGGGCGCAACGTGGCGCTAAGTGAAGTTGTAACCGAACTTAGAGTAGACGACGCCATGACCGACGCCCTTGACCGGGCCAGGGTGTCGGTCGAGGCTTTTGGTGATAGCACGCAACAGGCTCTTGGCCAGACCGCCGCCAATGTTGCACCAGCGACCATGAGCATAAGCGGTCTTGGTATGCAAATGAGAATGGTATCAGGCCTGGCGTCGATGTTCGGTATTCAGATGGGTGCGGCGGGTAGGATGGCTACCGCCGCCATTAGGGCCACGTCTTATGTAGTGTCCGGCTTAATAACAACAATGCTTCCCATGCTCACCATCTTCGCGGCCGTCGCCGCGTTCTCGTATATATGGAAACGACATACCGATGCGATTAAAGCGCAGGCCGATGAAGTCGAGAGGCTGTGTGCGCAACAAGAGAGACTGCAACAAGTGTACGCCGATATGGGAGTGATGTGGTTGCAGTCCAAGGGTATGTCCCGCGAGGCGACCCGTTATAAAGAAGAATATGAGCACTTGGCAAGACGTAATGCAATGTGGAAAAAGTTTCAGACGGAGTGGAAAAAGATAGTAACTGAGGAGATTGGTATATTTTCTCCTGTCTTTGGCACCGGGGACATGTCAACGCGCCTTTCCTCGATGAAGAACGAGGCAGAGTCGGAACTTGAATTGATGGATACGTATGAGGAAATGCGCGTCGGTGTAAGGGACAAAGCATGGGCCGATGAAGACACCAAGAAGCCCCGAGCAGTGCTCGACAAAACTTTAGAAATGCAGGCGCGGGCGGTGGCCGCGCAGATGAGCGTGGCCGGCGACAAACTTGGCGCTCTGAGAGTTGAACAGGACAAAGAGATAGCCATAACTAGCGGCGCACACCAGAGAGGGGAACTGGACGAGCAAAACTATCGTGCCCGCTTATTGGCTATTGCCAATGAGTACCGCGCGAAGCGCGCAGAGATAATGACCAGTATGCACAAGACCGAAGCCGAAGAGGCGGAGCGTGCCCGTCTTAAAGAAGAGGAAGCGCAGAAAGCGCGGATGTCTTCTGTGGCCGGGCTGTTGGATAGATGGCGCGCCTCGACCGCGCCGCCTGAGGCTACGGTTACAAGTTTAGAAGCGTTCTCGCGTCAATTAGTCGCTAAGGAAAAGCCGGTTACGCGCGACCCGACCGCCGACGAAATCCGCGCGTTCGCGTCGCAGGAGTCATTCAACGACGCCAATCGGGACAGGCTTTTGCAGAGCATCCTGGTAATGCTTAATAAGCCCACGCCGCCTGTACCTGTGTACTAACGGAGATACATAAATGCCCGACCCGACTCCAATGCTCGACGGCTCCCCAATAGAGAAGTGGGACGGCGACAATGGAACCAATTTTGAGATTCAGTACCCCGTTCCTTGGGCCGACCGCCACTCGTTCACCCCGCCCGAAATGACTGGATATGTTGTTAGCGCCAAGGAGACTACTGGTAGGGGGCGTGTTGGTGGTGAGGTCGTCGGCGACATGATGTTGGCGACGTACGAGCAAGCCATCATCGCGTGTACATATTCCCCGTTAGCACCCGGTGGCGGTGGCGGCGGTGGAATAAACCCGGAGTGGACATTCGACAAGTCATGGAGTGATGAGATTATCCAGGTAGGTCCACTTTATGGCAAAAAAGAGAGCGCTAGTTCTCCGGACATTATTTTGGAAGAGGGCGCGCCCATTCTTGTTCCGAAATGTGAGTGGACGGTAACACATTTGCAAACGGCGCCCTCAGGTCCGGGCTACCCGAAAACGGCGATTGCCGCGGCCAGAGGTCATATCAATAATGCCGTGTTTCAAGGTGTGCCATTAGGATGGGTACTCTTTCACGGTGTGGCCACTCGGGGTACTGCCGCCTACGACAAGACCAAGATAGACATAACATACAGATTTACGGAGGGTCCGCGCGATTTCCGCATGAGGTTCTTTGCGAGCAAAGGTGAATGGCTTTATGTGTACAACGGAAGCGCCAGCGACGTGGAGAAGGCATCGCTAGACCCTCCCGGACCTGGTAAAAGTATATATGACACTGCCGACTTTGGGGCGTTAGGAGTTCCAACACTCCCATGAGACCCGGACCTTATCCTAGATACACGGGCCACAACGCCCTAAGCGCGAAGCACCTGAACGACCAGAGCGCTACGGTTGAGGCGTTGGCCAGGAGTTTTACGACCGGTCCGATTGGAACGAGTCTACATAGAACGAGTGGTGGAGCACTCACATCAATTCCCATACCTACCTCATCTGGGCGCGTTTTTGGTGCTATCGTCCGCGAGCGGTATGACGTGGTCGGTGTTCTGATTCCAGACGA